TATTAAATATACGCGCGTATATTTAATAATGTGTTATCTTTATTGAAACATTATATGAATTGTATATTGATTGATTAAAAACATTGTTACGATATAGTATTTACATTAAGTTCGTTTTATGTTACGATAAATTAAGGTTGATTTTTAACCTGTAAAGTTTATTATTTTTATATATTGTTACGTTATAGGTGAGTGTATGGTTAAGTTAACAGATGGCGGCATATCGAAAATAATCACTGATCTGATCAGTGAGGTTGATGAGATCGAGGCATCTGATCAACCACAGGGTGAGAAGACCAGAAGATTTAAAGCGGCTGCAAAGAAGGTGAAAAATGCCTTGTTTCTTGATAAGCGAAAATATCGAGGTAACGGGCTGAAAAAACGACTATCAGCTAATTCATACAACACGTACATGACCAGAATTCGTAAACAGTTTGATGACAGATTACATCACCATTTTAACAAATCCATTGAACAGCTGGCTAACAAATACCCTATTTACAGATCAGAGTTAGTTGAATGGCTCAACCTCCCAGCGGCGGAAATCCGACAACGCCACAGAGATCTACAAGGGAAGTTGCGCGAAATTATGCCACTAGGGGAGACCTTAACTGGTATAAATTTTGGACCAGCGGCGATGAAAAAAATGGTTAGGCTTGCCAAAAAATATCCAAAATGGAATGTTTATCTGATGTTGCTAGCAGGCGAAGACTGGAGGTCTGTAGAGAAAGAAATCCATCAAGCATTTCAGCAGGGAGAACGTCTATTAGAGGACTTGGATCGTCTAAAAATAAATCACGAAATATTGTACCACCTGCAACTTGATAAAACAGACCGAGCGTCAATTCAGCAGCGATGGGACGAGGTTTTGAGCGATAAAAAACGTTCAACAGTTCTATTAGATTATCCGTCATACATGCAAGCTATCACCGAACAAATCTACCAGTCATTCGAGCCAAAACTGATTGGACAGCGCAAGGAAATGGCTCCGCTAGCGTTCGCGCTAGCTGCCGTGTCAGGCCGCAGACTAATTGAAGTAATGGTGCAAGGCGAATTTGAAGTGGTAGGAAAATATGAATTGATGTTTTACGGGCAAGCGAAAAAGCGAACTGGCGGAGACCCAGGGCGAAAAATTTATGTTCTCTGTGACCCCAAAATTTTTGTGCAACGCGTAAACGAACTACGCAGCTGCCCTGCAGCTAGCGATTTTGACGAAATAAGATCAATGCTGCATGACGGAAGTTACAGGGCCGCAAACGTCAGGATTGCTTCCATATTAGGAAACACGTTCAACCAACACGCAAAACTATTTTTTCAGGATGAACGGCGAACTTTTAAAGACACTAGGGCAATTTACGCACGTATAACCTATGAGGCATTTTTTCGTCATGACCCGCGCTGGAAAAATGTCGACGAAGACGTTTTTTTCTCTGAGATTTTGGGACATGACGATGAGAACACACAACTACACTACAAACAGTTCAAGTTGCATAACTTCACTCGTAGCTGGCGTCCGAATACCGGTGTCGAAAATAAACGCCTAGCCGCACTACAAGATCTGGATGAACATATGCCTAGCTTTGCCAGAGGGGATGCTGGTGTTCGTATACATGAAACAACAAAGCGCCTCGTAGATGAGTCAGCCGATATAGTAATCAACACGAAAGTTCTGCGTGATGCCGGATTTAATCCGACATTAGTCCGGCGCTACCTCGATTTTGTCACTGATGCCCTGGGGCAAGCCGTTGGTGAAAACGGCTGGATGCAGGCTGACGTAACTCGTCCGTCTATTATTTTAAATTCAGGTGATGACGATAATGACGAAAATATAGGAAGCAGCGATCCAGATAATAGTGTGAAAAGTGATGACTCAAGCATAGAGCCAAAACCAGAAGATCATATCAGTACAGATAAACCGCGCTTTGCTGCTCCGATCAGCAAGGGGGATAATCGCTGGCTGATAAAGTTCGAATTTTCGGGCGCCCATTACAGCTGGGAGGGCGACGCGGAGAACGTCAGGGATGCGATGAAGCGCGCCTGGGACGCTAACATATAGTTACTTTATTTAGGCTGGGACCTCGGTCCCAGCCTAAATAGACTCGTAGTGGTATTGATAATTCCATAGGGATGATGAAACCATCACCTCTTTTAACGTGTAAATTAAATCACACACTTCCCTCGGTGGATAACTGTACGGCCGCAGGACATCATCAAAAGACGGCTTCTGAGGCATTCTGAGCTGCGGCATTGGTTCTCCAGTAGCACCAATGGGAACAGATATGAAATCACCATCATATGGGCCACCAACCAATAAAATTTCCAGATAATTTTTCATCAGCACACCTGTAGGCGCTTCAATTCGTCGTATTGCCCTGCGGTCAGCAGATCCATGTTTTCACTCATATATAGCCCGGATATCGTCGCCTGAATCAGCCTGAGCGGTAACATGGCCAAATCTTTGATTTCTGCCAGCGTTAGCGTGGCTCGCACCCATGCCGTAGGGATCGGTAATCCGGCCATAGCCTCTTCGATTGACTCAAATTCAGTGGCAGCGGCGATATCAAGTGATCCAACTTGGGATCTAATATCTATATTTGATCCTAAAGTTAGATCATCTGCCGCTGCCACCGGTGCATCCAGTTTATGCCCACAGAACGATAATGATGATTCGGCGCGGCGGGCTAAAATCCCGTGAATGAATGACCACGACTCTGGTTTAATTGACCAAACGTATTTAAGGCCCTGTGCGCGAGTCTGGCGGCGATTAGCAGCTGAGTAACCGAATGACTCACATATCTGCTTAAAAACGGTCTCCGGGCGCTTTGGCTTGCCATTTTTACTGATATAGCCGCCGAATCTCAGGACGTTGTTAAATTCGTCTTTACGATCAGCATTCATTAACTGTTCCATTGCCGCTTTCATACCGTCCGGTGTTGCTTCACCAGTACCGGTATCAGGATCTATACCACATGTTGAAAAATACAAGCGGGCAGCTTTGCGATGTAGTGACGCAAACGTACGCTGCGTGACTTCAACAACCGGGCGTGTCTGCACTGAGTAGCCAGTTACGCCCGGCTGCATGCGCCCAAATTGTGCATCAGCTGTTTCGCGATTGAGTGCGGTGACTGTTACGAATTCGGTTTTGTGTCCGCGTTTGAACTGATACGTGAATACGATGGCCTGTTCGTCTCTGTCAATGCGAGCCGCTGTCATTTCATCCATTGTCATCAGCTCGGCCAGTGTCAACTTTTTCTTACCGCGATCCATTAGGAACGCGAGAGACTGTTCGTTGACATCCAACTTTAGCTCATTCTCTATGTCCCACCTGGCCAGCTGAGCCTGTTCGGTTTCTGATAATGATCGTTTGGCTAGCAGCTCGTCGCGCTGAGTTTCAGACGGTGTCTCAGCTTCGATGTGTCGCAGCACGGTCATATCCCAAACACGCTCTTTTGAGTCTTTACGCAGAGTTTTTCCTGCTTCGCTCAATGCCTCATTTTCGCTTAGATGCTGAACGTCATAACCGTCCGAAAACAGTATACAGATGAAGTTATTGGCGAAATCGTTCCGGGCCTTTGCTTCCATCGCTGCGATCTTGAATTTCAGTTTTACATACGTCGTATCTGACAGCCCGAGGGATAACCTGTCGCCATCCAAAATCGCATCGGTGAATTCTTCGTTGATGTCTGCTGTATCGAGCAGCGCCTGCAGAAATCCGCGTTTAATGCTTTCTGCATTTTCTTCTTTTCGCCCTGGGATTTGCCCCAGCCCAACCATAAATTCCGTGGCCGTTCTATCGCGGCGCAGCATCTGTATTGCGTCCGATGGTACAACTTGCCCGCAGAACGAACCGAAATGGCGTGTGAAATGTTTGGTTTCTATCGATACACCGGACGAAATCGCAGGACTATAAATCAGGCCGTCATAGAGCTGCGCACGGGTATTCGGAGAGTCTGTAAAATCAATAACCTCTTGATCGGGTTTTGTGTCTTGACTGACGTACAGCCACTTTTTGTCCGGCCAGCGTTCACGCAGTTGTAGCAGCAGCTGCTCGGCAAAATTTGTAGAGTCGGTGGCTAGCAGGAATTTCTCGCCAGCGTCTACGGATTTCAGTACCTCGACCATTATCCGGTTTGTATCAGTGTAGAGCACGCGTCGTGCCGCCCGCGCTCCGTCCTTCTCATACGTTACATCAACAGGCAGCTCGACTACGTGTATCTGTGTCCATGTTGATAGCCCCATATTTTCGCGTCTAGCTAGCGCCAATTCGCACACATCAACGAGTATGTCGCTGGCATCTGCGTCGACGAGCAGTGCGTGATCATCAGTTACAGCTATTGAGTCGATCAAGCGATTAAAAACGTCAACAGGGTGAGCCATCGCTTTTCCTGATAATGTTGCCCGCAGCCCTTGAGTGGCTTCGTCCAGTCCAAAAAAATCATGACGCGTCATTAGCGGTCGCCAGCACCCTTTTATTGTGCTGTTTATGCAAATGGTTACTTTTTCGCTGTGAGGAGCAATATCAGCTGCACCAGGATCTTGATAATGCAGAATATCGGTTTTCATTCGCTGGCCGTTATCGTCGCGGGTCATCATGTCCCACAATCCACCAATTAGGCTGACGCGGTGTGCGACAGACACACCGCGTTCTGATGAGTGCATCAGCGGTCGTAGCAGATGTTTTGATTTGCCCGATCCCATTCCAGCTCGAACTATAACAGGGCCATTTAGAGACTTGATGTATGCTAAAACTTCAGGGGTAATCTGTGACGTATTAAATCGTTTATACGTGATGTGATCTGGCCGAATAGCAGCATTTGTAATTCGTTCGCTGAAGGATCTAAATCCTTGTGAATTTTGGCATTTTTGTTCAAATCTTCGTTTTACTCTACTGATTACAGTAGAGCGGAATGCGCCATCAGCCCCGATGATTTTTATCTGATTGCTAATCATCGCTATTAACTCTTTTGGAGATAATTTTGATGGGCATAGCAGCATTCCGGCATCGATACAGGCAATTAACTGACGTGAAAACGCTCTGCGATGCTGTTTTCCTGTTGGTGCGACAGTGAGAGCTAATAACTCTGCATCGAATGGATGTGATGATAATTTTAACGCGTTCTCTTTTGAGAACAGCTGTCTATTTGTCTCAGCTATCCCGCGTGAAACCATCAGGTCGTTAAAGTCGCTGAAATTTTCGGTTTCTGAAAATAATGGACGAGTGCAGCGGACATTCGGATATTTTTTCATTATGTCGATGCCCGCTTTTATACCAGTGTTCCCCTTTCCAGCGCGGGCCGCTTGATGGTCATTATCCAGTGCGCACCATAATTCCAATCCCGGATAAACTGCATCAAGCTGTTCTACTACGCGGATCATATTATTAGCGGCAATAGCGACTATTACTGCATCAAAACGTTTTTTAGCAGCAATGTAGACTGATGCTCCAGTCGCGAACCCTTCAACAACACAAACTCGTTTTGCTCCGCGTAATCGACCTATGACGTGACAACTTCCAGAGAACGGCGGCGGGGTTTCTTGCCCCGTTCCCATGTCTACTGCGCGGGTTTGGATTTTTGCACCGTTACTAAATATTCTTTGCCAGCCAATGATTTGGCCGTTAAATCGTCCATCTATGTGAGATAACGGAATGGCCATACATTCACGTTTATTCAATACATTACCGCTGTGACCACGGTCCCACATGCTGACTCTGCGAACATTACATGCAGAAAATATTGATTCTATTCCTTTTTTTATCGCATACGAATGCGAACCATCTTCAATAGGTCCGTTTGAAAATGCTCGGTGAAAATTGAGATATTCCTGGAGATCAGATGCTCGCAGCTGATTGTTCATTAATCCAGAAACTCTCTGCTGTTCTTCTCGCTCAATCCGCCGCTTTTCAGCCCGTGCTCTATGCTCCAGCTCTTTTTCCGAAAGTGGGACCGTGGTCCCACCGTTACTTTCTATATGTCTGCGGTACTCAGCCCAAAGGAACTGAATACCAGTCCAGACGCCGGAATCCTTGCCTTTCGTAACGAAATTTATAAATGGATATTTGATACCGTCTGGAGTCGTCTCCAGGCGAGAATAGATATTGACCTTGCCCTTGAGCTTTATGTCAGTAACAGCAGGACCATGTCCTGTATATTTTGAAAATTTCTCGGCATCAGGCGTGCGGAATGGTGTTAACTGGATTTCTGACGCGCATTCTTTCCAGTTTATACCAGCAGCAGCAGCTATTGAGACGAGTTCTGAATATGCTTCATCCAGCAGCTCGAATGGATCAGAGTTGAATTTCTGTTGATAAAAGTCCGTTATTTTCATTTTTCCGCCAAAAATTTGCACTGCACAGTTGCGCAGGATCAGCGGTAACGGCTACAATCAACTCACATTTGAAGGTGGGTGTTGATTGTAGACATTCCCGATACAAAGCCCCGGTCGCCACAACCGGGGCTTTTTATTGTCTGAATTTCGTGTTGTTCGAAATTTAATCAGCCAAGCACCGCTAATCAGTTATTACGCCACATAATAATCATGATCAGTTTACTTAGCAAAAAATGTTTATGTTTTACTACATAACAGCCTTAACCGTATGAAATTTAGCCACAAAAATCACCGGGTGTATGAAAATTATTTCGTCAAGATCCCTTATCACTCGCCCGGATCTATCGCTAGAGTCTAGGAAAATTTTACCGTCCCGCATACTAGCCAGTATTTTTATAGAAAAATCATTGTCATTTTTTGTGACAACAACCACATCTTCACCGGTCACTGGCTCTGCGTTCGGATCAACAACGACTACATCACCGTCACTGTAACGAGTCACTATTGCATTATTCGACACGGTCAGCCCGTACAGCAACCGACCATCGATATTAATGTCTACATATTCGCGGAATGACACCCCGCTACCGTTTCTCTCTATCCAGTCTGTATTCGGCCCTGTTGCCGTTGAACCGATGATCGGTATGCCACGGCTAACGTGATCGCCGGAACCAGTTAAAACCCATTCAATAGGCCGATCCAATTCTCTCGCAAGATTAAATGCAAGATCGAGCGCCGGCATAGCATCGCTGTTTTCTAAATGAGATAACCCTGGGCTGGATATGCCGACGCGTTCAGCCACAGCCCTCATCGAAAACCTTTTTTTATCAAGGAGCTTAAGCTCCTCTCGGCGTTCTTTCAGCCAATCGCCACGTTTTTTCATATACGGAATCATAAATCAATTTTGTAAAGCCAGCTATACAAAAAAGGGTTAAAAAAAAAGCCACAATAGATAATTAAACTAGACAAAAAACGATAAGTTGACTTAACATTGTGGCATGAAAACAAAAGACGCTATTACCGCTGTCGGCGGAATAAAGATGCTCTGCAAAATGTTGGGCTGCTCTCGGGCTGCTGTTTATCAGTGGGGGCCTGATGTACCAGCTCACCGTCAGTATGAGTTGGAAGTTAAAACGGGTGGGCAGCTTCAATCGGATTACACACAGAATGCCAAAGGGTCCAATCATGAGTAAATGTCGGACACGCGACACTATGTCATCAGTCGTGATTGCAGCAACAGAACGGATGCTCTCTGAAACCGGGGAAAGCTGCGCTCATTTCGCTACAGAGAGATTGATCCCCGCGTTAGAGATTCAAAACCTGATCAGCACTGGTTCGGACGGCGTTACAGCTGAATCATATACGCGCTGGCGCAGCCGCAGTATCAAGCAGACAGAACGGGTTATGACCGGTGACGTTCGCATGCCTGCTGATTGGGTTATTACGTGGATTTCGGTTTTAACTGATCCGTATCGCAATGACTGCAATATAAAAATCGCGGCGATGCAGGGATTAGTTCACGTTCGTATTCCTCAATATAACGTGCGCAATGTTAGATCTGTTGAAGCAGAGCTAGATGCGATTACTGTGCAGTTCGGTCACGTTCTCGCTAATGCTGAACCGGCACATGATGGGTTTTACGACAGTAATGATTGCACGACAGCACTGCAACGACTGCAAAACCGTTTATTTGAGCTGGTCACATTTGTCCGTCAGGAAATAACCAATATCGAGTCAGCGACTGGCATCGCTCCTGACGCCGTTGCATTGAGCAGAATCAGCCCGTTAAACGGGGTGCATTAATGCTGCAGCTGGAATATGTCAGAAACCAGCTGAGCAGCGCGATGCTGGGAATAACCATTGATTTAGATGAAAAGGCTGAATCTCGCATATTCGCAGATAAGCGAAATGCCAGTGTTTACGTTAAACCGCACCGTGAGATCAGCATCGATGGACGTGTGATTCGAGTCGAGGCCACGCCTGTTCACTGTAGTGAAACGCGGGCATATAAAGGCAGTCGGGTTTTGATAAACAATATCGAGTACACACTAGCGGCCTGGCGGCGAATCGTCAGCCGCCTGCCCCCGTCGTACTCTGCATGGGTTCAGTATTGTTATGGCGACTCTACAGCATGGGAATGCCAACTGATCTTAAGCCAACATGTATGGGCAGCATTTTTAATTCAGAACAAAGCCGCAGGCTCAGCTCGCATGAGCAAAAAAGTGGCGAAATCAATGCAGCAGCTAACGTGGTTAGCTATTCAGGATGCAAAACGTCTTATTAACACCAGGGTTTCTTCATATACATCAGCGGATTTAGCCAGATTAACTGGAGTGGCCGCTGATAACTGGACGCATAACTATCAGCTTCGATGGAACGTATTGAAACAGATAGTCGTGGGATTAGATCGGGAGGCTCTCATTCATGCAGAACACGAACATCGTACCGAGCGCAGTCGGCATCGAGACGCCGCGCTGCTTGTGTGAGCAAATTATGCGTCGCCGAGCTGCTCGTCCTCAGTTGCGATTTTCATCATTGAGAAATGAATACCTGATGTTTTGTCCGACCTGTGGTTTCAGAACGCTGCCAGACGAAAATAAACAGTCTGTAATTGCGGAGTGGTTCGGATGCAACAAATCAGGAGATCAACATATAGAGACGCTCTGGCGTGAGCGTTATGAGCGTCAGCAGCAGGAGCCGCTAGTAAATTCGATATCCTGCTCAACTGGGACCACGGTCCCAATTTAAACGGAGGTTACAGTGGAATTACTAAACGAGCCGTTAATTAGAACTCGCAATTCCAGCGATTCAATATCAGATTTTTGTCCGACATATATTCATATGTTAAATGGCGGATATGGGCCAGCACCAAAACGGGAAAAAAACGATGCGCCACCAGTTGTTAAAAAATCCGGGGGGAAATCACGGATGGCGAAACAAATGGATCGGGCGCGTAAAATTAGAAATAAAAGATTGAAAGGCGAGGTAAATAAATGAAAACCTTTAAAACGTTATTTCCGTACAAAATAGATATAGTTTTGCCGGATAACATTGCTGAATTAATCGAATTAAAACCGTTTAATGGTTTAACTGATAGCTCACGGTCCGCGTCTGGATTTGCAATAATCGGTGATGATTTCCGATCTGTTGTATCAGATGGTCGAGTATTAGTTAAATACGTTTCAGCCAGTCGAACTGCAAATGCTGCTGCCGTAAAACAGCTGACAAATGAGCGTATTGACTCGGCTATAGCCGCAGGGCGAGATATAAATGAAAACGTTAAAAAAGAACTAGAAGAGCAAGCGTATAATGAAATTATTCGCTATGCGCCAATATCAACGTGGTCAGCGTACCTGTTAATCTGCCCATCTGAGCATTTCATTTTTGCTGCTGGGGGAAACGCAAAAAAATGTGAGGAAGCGCTGTCACTTCTTAGACACACGCTCGGTAGCCTGCCGGTTTTACCCTGGGGGTTCGGCGGCATTGAGTCAAGGATGATAACGTCGCACTTAACATCAGCAGATCCTGATGCATATAAGCTACCAGAAAATCTGGCTATATCGCGATTCGGTAAAACCGTTGTAACGGGTACAGGTGAAGACACCTCGTTGAAATTGACGCTGGATGGCGTTCGTAATGACACAAAAGAAGCTAAAGCATTGATTGAAGGGATGGCTGTTCGCGCTGCTGAGATGTCGTTAGTTGAGCGTCCCGCAAATGGTCAGATAAAAAATCTGGCAGATTTCGTCCTACACCTTCCCTTATCTGGCAATCCTCATCTGAAACGGTTCGACTATGACAATGATGATCCTCGGTATGAATCAGCTGAAACTGAGCAGCATCGCTGTGCTGTAGAAATGTTACTCGTGGCAAAAACAACGACTCAAATATTGAAAAGTCTTGAGTCTTTTTTCGGTGTTTCAGATGATGACGATCAGGAATAACCATGTCTATTTCGCCTATCAAGATACGGGAAACGGAATTATTGCCCTGTCCGTTTTGCGCTGGCCCGCCAGTTACAATGTTGCGAGATATAAAAACAGACAGGGCATTTAATTTATCAGAACTATCCCTCTGCTTACCCGATAATGACTCTGATAAAGAGTTTTACATCGAAGCACTTGTCTTTTGCCATGAGTGCGGCGCAGAAAGCGAAAGCATTGATGGGGCAGTATATTTTAAATCTTGTGCTGCTGAGTTAATTAATCAGGCCAGAGAAAAATGGAATAATAGAGATAAGAGACATTACTCATTATTTGAATCATCACAGCCAGTTAATGAAGAAAACTATTTAGACAGATATTTTGAGGAGGGAAAGTGAACCACCAGCGCGATAATCTGTTAAATATTTTAATGCGGAAAAGTGCAGCGTCTATCGACTCTGGCTCTGATGGTTTCATTTCAGCAGATAGCCTGCGATTTGATGCAGGCTTAAGCACGCAGGCTATTCGTCGGTATTTAGATTCCGGTGTAGCAAATGGTTCGGTTGATCATCGCCAGGCTGCAGCTGGGCGTCGGCATGAATATCGAATAACAGGAGCCTCCAGTGACTGAGAACCAACATCCCAACGGCATGATGCAGCTGTCACATGAACTGACAGCAGCAAAGCGGCATATCGCCAGCCAGGAGACAATTATGCTCACTCAGGGACAGTTGATAGCTGAGTTGAAGAATCAACTGGAAACTGAGCGGTCTCGGGTTGTAGCTATGCCTGATTTGAACGCGGATCTGATTGAAATACTAGGGCGCCCGAATTTCATGTGTAGTCCTGTGGCGCACTGCTTACGAATTGGTGGTGTAGGAATACCGCGCAAATCAGAGAACGAACAAGCTGCATGTATTCACTGGATGCTGGGATTGTATCTAGAGCACCGCGAAAACTGGAAAGCCGTAGGGAAAAGCGAATTGCAAAGAATCGCCAGTCTTCAGGGCAAGGAGGAATAGTGGAAGAAATCCATTCACTAATTCGTTCAGGCGCTCTGTTCGTTTGCAATCACTCAGGCGGTAAGGATAGTCAGGCCATGCTGATCAAATTACTCCCCATCGTTCCTGATGAGCAGCTGATCGTTGTTCATGCATCACTAGGAAAAATGGAGTGGCCTGGCGCTTTGGAGCTGGCGCGTGATCAGGCCAACAGCGCAGGGGTGCCGTTTATCGTAGCGACCGCACGTAAAACACTACTTGAGATGGTAGCCCGCCGATTTGAAAATCGCCCGGAGGTTCCGAGCTGGCCATCAGCAAAGACACGCCAATGCACCAGTGATTTAAAGAGAGGCCCCATACAAAGAGAGGTGCGGCGGTACGCAAAAGAAAACGGATTTAAAACAGTTGTTAACTGTCTCGGTCTGCGCGCTCAAGAGTCACCCGGACGAGCAAAGCGGCGACCTATTCGTAAGAATGACGCTGACTCAAACTCTGTGCTGACATGGTACGAATGGCTACCAGTTCAGGAACTGACGAAAGATGAAGTTTTTGCATGCATACGAGAAGCTGGGCAAAAGCCGCATTACGCCTACGAAATTGGTAACGAGCGCCTCAGCTGTGTCTTTTGCATCATGGGGAGCCGAAACGATCTAATAAACGGTGCAAAACATCATCCCGAATTGCTCCGGCAGTATGAGGAGATGGAGTCTAAAACGGGCTACACGATGCATATGAACCGTATATCTATAAAAGATCTGGTAGCAGGTAAATAAAATGACTGTTTTAACGAATGAAACCTTAGACAACATCAGGGAAATGGCAGAAGGAGCAGCTCGCACCTACGGTGATACATGGCTTAGCTCACTGGTAGGAGGCAAGCACGGGAAGGACTACCACTCGTTAACGTCCGACTTCACAAACGACGTTGTTGTCAGAACGGAAGACGCTAGGCGGGAATCAGCTTGGCTATGTGATTATCTTGAATCTGTATCACCGGGTGTAGTTACAGCCATCATTAATGAATTACTACAGCGCCGTTCTGCTGCTGATAATCTTTTTTCCCCTAAGAATTTGGATCGGGCGCTCACTGTTATGGGATGCGCATTGCCTGAATCTAAAGAGGAATTTAATTTCCAGATAGAGCGCTGGATGCAGCGGCTAATTGACCGAGTAATTAGATTTGAGAAGGAAATGATTCTGCCCACACTCAATGATGAATGGGTTGAGCGCTACTGTGAATTGATGAACCGCGATCCCGATGGGAAGATGACCACTTATATCAATGATAGCGCAGTGACGTTGACATTTCGTGAGGTATCAAAACGCGAGATAGAGGTCATGCTCACCGCTATACCCCAGCAAAAAACGCAGGTATCCCACGCCCACTTAATCCCCAGTCTGGTTATGCTTATTAAGCGGCTAGGAAGCTCCCTACGCCATGCGAATCCCACCCACCAACTTCCTGAAAAGGCGATGCAGTTCCTTGCCGAAAACAATCTGGTTAGCGCAGCTGACGCCCTGAGAACGGAATCAGGCCCGAGCAAAAAGGTGGAATCGAAAATACCGGAGGGCTGGGCGTTGGTGCCGGTTGAGCCATCAACTGAAATGAAACGAAATATCCACGATACCGCGACAGGAACCTGCATGAATTGCGATCACTCTGTTCAGATTGATTGCGATGAAAACGTAATACTGTCCTGGTACGACATGATTGATGCCGCACCCCAGCCCAAAAATTTCAGTAAATCCCCTGTTATAGAAAACCCGCTGACTCCGGTCTACCAGTACAAAATGGGAATCACCAACGATGATAGTGGCGAAACCGAATGGTACTGGTGCGACTGCGACCGTGGTTTTTATGAGCAGTACGATTCATCACTGCGCCGCATTCTCTACTGTCAATCAACCCCAGTCCCGCTGCTTTCATTTAATGAGGATGGAGGCATTGATTTTTTAAACAACATTCTAAGTTGGGGGATGGGCTGCCGCGTAGAGTTTGGCGTATTCAGAGATACAGAGGATTCAGACAAATGATTCTCGATCATCGCAGCCACACACCAGCTGAGCTTCGGGACATTTGGCGAACCGATCCCCGCTTCGCCGCTGGTCTGTTTTCCTTGCTGCGGCCATGTGAAATAGACGGTTGTGCTAGTGATGAGAATCACCTTCTGCCCCACTATTTCACTAAATCCGATAATTGCCTCAGCTTGGATTGGAAAGCTGAGGCAGCGCGGCGCGGGGTTGCCCCTGCACTGTTTTTTAATCCCCCGTTCTCAAAGGAAGACTTGCGCCCAGCCATCCCACATAACGGGATGTCTAATTTCTTCAAAAAGGCTCGAGCTGAAGCCGAGCGGGGTGTTTATTCACAGTGGCTATTCCGCGCCAGACCGGGCGAAAATTGGTTTCCGTGGCAACTGGCCAGCCGAATCTGGTTCGTTGTTGGTAGAGTATCGTTTATTAACGCCGAAACTGGCGAATTAGATGATAACCAGACGGAAAATCATGCTGTTGCTGAGTTTATACCCGGAGAAAAACCGTTTATGGCAACAGGGTTTCCGATTAATCGTGATGATATTCTCTCTGATGGTGCCAGATTGTTACGAAATAGTGATAATTTCCCATTATTAACAAAACGATATGAGCAAATGATAGCCGCTTAATTATTTCCAAACGAAAATTTCTGGAACAAAAAAAGCAAAACAATTACACTGTATATAAATACAGTAATGTAAGGGGTAAGCATGATTTTTCCACAAAAAAATGAGTGCTGCTCTGATGTAATGTCAGAAAAATTGCATCGGCTGGATGCCATCTTGCGAGTAGCTCAACGCACTCTTGATAGTCCAGATAGCAGCATATATATCAGCGAGATCTCTAGCCTGATCGCGACAGCGGGAGAAATGACGGCGGAGTGTGAGCGGCTACGGCAGCAGATGGATGTGACTATTTATCAGAAAAACAGTAAGTATTATTCAGAAACAACACATAGCGCATAATATAACTAAGTGGGACCACGGTCCCGAAAGGGCCTTGCGGCCCTTTATTTTTTATTAGTGAGAAACTTTTATCTCAATTTTTGCCCCACACGCATCGGCATATTTTTGCAGTGTGCGAACGCTGGCACCGAGAGGGTTTTTTTCCAGCCGGTTCAACGCTGACTGTGCTACGTCCAAGCGTTTTGCCAGGTCGGCTTTTGTAATTCCAGCGCGTTCGCGCATGTCATACAAAACTTGTATTAACGCCAGCTCTCTATCTGCCTCTTCGTAACCCCGGATACTCTCCGGGGTGTTCAGCATACGTTCCTTAAGTTCTTTCAGATCAACCGTCATCTATCATCTCCTGCAACCTACGCCGTGCAGTATCTATTGCCGCCGCTGGCGTTTTTTGTGTCTTTTTAACGAATGCATGCAATATGAATATTTGCTGCCCTTTTGAGAACACATATAGCGCTCTAGCTATATTTGCATCCCCTATTCGTAACTCGAACAACCCGCCCCCGATTGAGCGGCTGTGTGGCATCCGTAAATTGCCACCCTCGGTGGCCAGCCGTTCAATGAGTCGAAACATTCGCCCGCGCATTGCATCCGGCAGTGCCACTAACTCATCAGCGGCGGCGTCATGCGTTTGTATAGTAAACATATCACCTCCTGTAATTAATATACTAAAAGATAATTTTAACGTAAAGGTTAAATTTATCTAAAAAGATAAATAAAAGGCTGGATGTGATGAATGAGCAGAGTTATATTTCTTGTCGTAGCGGGACGCCACCCGCATTAACAACATGAAATGACAGGGGTTTGTATGAATTACAAAGATGTTAAAGGGCTGCGCAAGGATGTAGCCGCTCTTAACGACCAGATGACAGAATTACAGCTCGCACTATCAACAAGCAGCCGCCGTTACTACTGGGGAAGCGAGAACCTAACGGAACGAATTGCTGGCCAGATTATTAATGAAATACAGGAAGAGATGGCGAAGTTGGGGAGAAAATTAAACGAGTTAAACCATCATTTTAAAGACTAACCCCCACAAAAAGGCCGCAGAAATGTGGCTTTATTTTTTATGTTAAATTTAACTAAAAAGATAAATAAAAGACTGGATGTGATGAGTGAGCAGAGTTATATTTCTTGTCGTAGCGGGACGCCACCTGCTGTAACTAATTAATAGGACAGGAGTTTATGAGAAATTTTCAACGCTTGAACGAAACCATGACAGATGACGCATTTCAAGTTCTGTATATGTTATTACCGCCCGCCACGCGCCTTTGTGCTGAGCAGATAAAAACGGGGATGGGAATTCCGCTGGTCCGCGTCGAACTGATTCTGCAGCAGATGATCGAGTTTCATGTAGCGAAAAGTGATCTTGTTGGTCGCTATATGCTGACACCTGAATACCGAAAAGCGTGCGGAAAATAAAGCGATTTATAATTGGGACCACGGTCCCAATTTACTATTGATAAAAAATCAATAAAACGGTATCGTTTATTTAAGTTGGCAGTTTTTTAAGCTGACTACTCATCATAACCGCCTAACGGCGGTTTTTTTGTGCCTGTAAAATGGGCGCTGTGAAATCGTTGCACCGAGATCACAGCATTCAGCTCATGCCTAGAGACATGGCGAACCGAGGCCCACTGCTATGCGCAAAGCGATAGCAGACTAACAAATTACGGCTAAGAACACCATGCAAAACACTGTAAAAATAAACAGTGCCGAATTAGTGAACGCGGATTCACTGCAATATATAAAAACCCTGCCAGACAATTACATTGACGCAATAATCACTGATCCTCCGTACTACAAAGTGAAAAGCAATGACTGGGATAATCAGTGGTCATCCCCGGTTGATTTTTTGGCTTGGCTCGATGAGTTCCTGGCAGAATTCTGGAGGGTATTAAAACCGAACGGATCGTTATATTTGTTCTGCGGGCCGAAACTGTCAGCAGACACGGAAATACTGATGCGTGACCGTTTCAACGTGTTAAATCACATCGTCTGGGCTAAACCATCTGGGCGATGGAACGGAGCAAATAAAGAGTCTTTTCGCCAGTTTTTCCCAGCGAGTGAGCATATTTTGTTTGCTGAGCACTACGGCTCGGACGGATTTGCAAAAGGTAATACCGGCTATGCGTCGAAATGCAGGGAGTTAAAGTCGCAGGTGTTTGCTCCGCTGATTGAGTATTTTCAGTCAGCTCGCCAGCGCCTGGGCATTTCTGCAAAAGAGATTAACTCTGCGACAGGCACACAAATGTGTAGCCACTGGTTTAGCAACAGCCAGTGGCAATTGCCGAACGCTGAGCAATATGCGGCATTGCAATTGCTGTTTAATCGACGGGCTGTCGGAGCTGGCCGCGCTGGGCTGGATAGTGATCATGCATCGTTGATGCGTGAATATTCTGGGCTATCAGCTGAGTATAGCGGCCTTGTGCGGCAATACGACGACCTGCGGCGTGAGTTCGAAAATTTGCGGCGTCCGTTCAGTGTTACTAAATCGGTACCACACACCAACGTCTGGACGTATCCACCTGTTCAATATTACCCCGGCAAACATCCCTGCGAAAAACCGCTCTCGATGATGCTCGACATCATCAACGCCAGCACGCGCCCCGGTGATTTGATCGCCGATTTTTTTGTTGGCTCAGGAGCGGTACTGAAGGCCGCTGAAATGCTCGGCAGGCCGTCGATTGGCGTTGAATTAGAGGAGGAGCGTTTCTTACAGACTGTTCATGAAATGAGAAATTTAAATCCATCGCCCCGCTAAGCGGGGCTTTTTTTTGGCCCGACAGTCGGGTGCGGCGGGGCTATGCAAACAGTAATCGAATACGGAAATCCAGATCTGTGGCTCGTACTGCTGATGCTGATTGCTGGAGCTGTATCTAGCGCATTGCTATCAAACAACCCTCTCAACATAAGACGGCTCATCGGCGATGTTCTGCGCGGCGTGATTGTTGCAATCACGCTCTGGTCTTTCGGACTGATGAGCCAGTTTTCAATTACGCAAATAATCGTTTTGTCCGGGCTGTCTGCGGTCGCGTGGCCGCACGCAGTTGACGTCATCACGGTATTTGCAAAACGTAATCTGAGCCGAATTTTCGGCGCGAGGAAACAATGAATTACGGATTAGTACACAAACAGGACGCAGTTGCCTGCGCCCGTGCCGTCTGTGATGTTATCGGTCACGGAAAAAATAATAAGGCGGTCGAGCTGTTGGTTGAGACCGCAGCGGCAGAAACCCTGCTGGGTGATTTTAAAGATCCCACGCCGAACGGAGCAGGGACCGGTTTAACTCAGGTTGACTTCGAAACATTTGAATGGCTCAGAACTAAGTACATGGGAACGGCCATCTCTTCCCGTTTGATGTCTACATTTGGATTTGATTTGTCAAAAACCGTTTATCAGCAGCTGCGATTTTCGCCGCTCGTATCAATGATTTTCTGCCGTCTGCGTTATCACACGGTCCCGACGATGATTCCCGACACGCGTGCTGGCCGGGCTGAATACTGGAAGCGTCACTACAACACGTCAGCAGGTAAAGGGACTCCGGCTGATTACCTCGATAAATGTCGCCGCAGCGATGTTGATTCTCTGTTTGAAGAAGATCGCCGCCAGGCGGCGTAAGGAAATGATGATGAAAACAATGTTTAAAGCATGGCTGGTTCTCGTCAGTGTATTCGGACTGCTTGTTGTCGTTATGACCCCGGCGCAGGCACAAGCGGCAGGAGATCTCAGCGTTATTATCGATGCGTTGCCGCCAGGATTCGCCGTATGGATCGGTGTTATCACGACAGTGCTATACGCCCTAGCCCAGCTCCGGGCGTTCCTGCCGCCGAGCGTAACAAACCGGATTCCGACGCTGCTGATGAAATTATTGGATATCGTTGCAGCAAACTATAAACACGCACAGAACACACCGAGCGCATCAAATGAGCCGGTTGAGCGGCGGGACCGTGGTCCCAATGATGATGCTAAATATCGCCAGGCTGTTGAAACAGCAAAAACACAGGGGAAAGTCCGTGGTAGCAGCATTGAAAATAGCAGCGATACTGCTGGAGTTAATCCTGCGGGCAGCAAAGAGGCGTGATGCTGATGAGCGTCAGCGTAGGATCGATTACGCGCGGTCTAACCCTGCTAATTTTTTGCGCCAATTTGGTCGCGTGCAAGATGTTACCCCAGCAGATCCAGGCACAACAATGCGCAGCTCAACGTCCGAACCTGACTGACAGCGCCCGCGTCGGCGATTATTTCGTTATTTCAGAACATGACATGTCCCAGCTGACGGCATATATGGCCGCGTTAGAGCTGGGCTGTGTCGCACCAAAACAGTAGGAAACGTATGGCTATATTTCGTCGTATTAGCAGACAGAATATTTTAAAAATGTTCACGCATACTGCGTTGTTCTGCGGTGTTATTCCCGTCTATATCAACATGAAAAACCCTGCCTGCCCGGATGTGATGGCCCGCAATGGAATTCCTGAATGGTCGCTAAACACTGCCCGCTGGCTGGTTAATGTGTGGCAACGCATGCGATTGCGTTTTGACCATTCATATATCCCAGGCACGCCATTCGTCCTGACTGGTCTGTTGATTGATACCCCGTCTAGTGGATTCAAAACTGGCGGACTGGCGCAAGACAAGGCACCAGATGCTGGAAGCGTTGCAGCAATCGTATCAGAACCATCAGTTTCAAACCCGCCGTCCACTCTTGAGGTTGAGGTTTTAGCTGATGTGTTACGCAGCATGAATATTCATGAAGCTGGCCCGGGATCAGTAGATCAGGCCGTAAAAGTGGCACAGGCTGTCCGCGCTGCATTCGCAGAGCTTAATAATCCTGGTTTAGTTCATGTGCCGAGCAAGGAATTTGAACGGCTCGTAAAAGAAATGATCCGTGAGCGATTTGCTCAGGCATGTCGCGTCGGCGGCGAATTATCTAAATGGTGACGGTATGCCCCCGCGCACGAAACGACCATGCAAGCACCGAGGCTGCGCCGCATTAACAAATGATGCGTCTGGTTACTGCGATGCTCATAAAGCAGAGCATGTGGGAGACGGATGGAAGCGGCACGCTGCGGGCAAGTCACGGCACGAACGCGGGTATGGTCGCGCCTGGGACATTCGCCGCCCGCGCATATTGATGCGTGATAACTACGTATGCCAAGAATGTCGGAGAAATGGCATCGGCACCCCAGCTACTCATGTAGACCACATCATAGCTAAAGCCCACGGCGGGAGGGATGATGACGAGAACCTCGAATCACTGTGCGCCCCATGTCATAAAAAGAAAACTGCAAAAGAGAGATTTAAACGATGACCCAGCAAGAAGCAACGCTATTGCTAATCAAAGGTACGATTAGTGAATTGCCAGATGAGAAGCAGAAACTTGTCGCTGCCTGCGCCCAAACGATCAGGGATCTAATCAGTAACAATCCTGCCGGTGAAGGGTTGATTGCCCTAGCGCTCGTCGGCTCTGAGATCGACTTGCAATCGCGATAGGCATCGCCACAGGCGTTCTCAGAGCGCCTGAGTCAATGCCATCAAACGTCTGGCAAATCATGCAATATCGCAGGCTGTCAAATGAGAATGAAACGCAAAATCAACCAAAGGCAACCGTAATGATAATGATTATCAATTGCGAATATACCGAGGGTGCAATTGATAATAATTATCACTTACAGGGGTGGGGGGGGGATCAATTCCTAAACCCCTTTCGATCCTCGGTACTGCCGCTTCCGGTAGATTTTTACGCGTATGAAATAAAAACTTTTTTTTGGGATTCAAAATGGCGACTGGAATGCGATCTCCGGGAGGAGGTCGAAAAGCAAATAACACCGGAGAAATGACAAGTTCAGTCACCAGATCTGTCACCCCACCGGATGAGTTGCTGGGCGACATGGCAATAGATGCGTGGCGCCGAACATGCAAAATCATGGTTAAGCGGGGTACGTTTGAAGTTGAGGACGGTTATCTGCTGATGGCGTACTGCAATACAGTTCAATTGCTATATGACGCAGAACAGGAAATAAAAAATGATGGAATCGGTGACGAAACAGCAGCTGGAGGGCAAAAGCTCGGAGCAGCAACGAAAGCGCGAGATAAATTAATTTCACAGCTCATCCGCTTGAGTGTTGTTCTTAAGCTGGATCCGGGCAGTCGCATGATTCGCAACCCTGGCGGCGGAAACGACAAAAAGGAAAATGAATTCTCCGAATTTTAAGTGGGACCACGGTCCCACTTTTTGATCATGGATACCACTGATGGCTACATACCCGAATGTTAACGCGGCGATGCAGTATGCCCGCGACGTCATCAGCGGAAAAATTCTCGCTTGTCGTTACATCAAGTTAGCGTGTCAGCGCCACATCGACGACCTGCAGCGCAGTGTTAACGATAAAGATTACGCGTATCGATTTGACAGAGAAAAAGCAGAACGTGCGTGTCGTTTTGTTCAATTACTGCCGCATTCCAGCGGGGACTGGAAAGGTCAGAAATTAACGGCTGAGCCGTGGCAGTTGTTCATTTTCTCATGCATTTTTGGTTGGCTCAGAAAAGACACCAAAAAGCGACGTTTCACCGAAGCATACATCCGTGTAGCTCGTAAAAATGGCAAATCGTTTTTTGCAGCAGGCATCGGTATGTATATGTTCTGCGCAGATGGCGAAAATGCTGCCGAGGTTTATTGCGGTGCGACGCAGATGCGTCAAGCAAAGAAAGTTTTCACGCCCGCCAGGCAGATGGCAAGAATGCTGCCTGCACTACAATCGAAATTTAATATCGATGTGTGGGTAGACAAGCTGACGCGTGATGATGGTTCTATATTCGCGCCAGTGGTCGGCGATCCGGGGGATGGCGATTCGCCGTCATGTGCAATCATTGACGAATATCATGAGCACGACACCGACAATCTTTATCAAACGATGACAACGGGCATGGGCGCTCGTAGCCAGCCGCTGACGCTGATCATCACTACCTCCGGCAGTAATTTAGCATCTCCGTGCTACGACAAAGATAATGACGTTAAGGCGATTTTGGACGGGATGCTACCGGGTGATCACATATTCGGCATGATTTACGAGCTGGATAAGGGCGACGACTGGCAAGACCCCGTGAATTTGATAAAAGCCAATCCCAATATCGGCGTTTCTGTCACGCGTGAGTATCTGCTGAATAAACTCGAAACCGCGAGAACGGTTCCACGTCAGACCAACGCGATAAAAACTAAGCATTTGAATATGTGGGTTTCAGCCGCATCGACGTTTTTCAGCCTTGAGCAGTGGAGAGCAGCTGAAGACCGATCACTAAAATTCAGCGATTTCAAACAAGATGAATGCATATTCGCACTCGACTTGGCTGCAAAACTGGATCTTAACGCTGGAATCCCCATTTTTGTTCGTGAGATAGCAGGGAAACGGCATTACTACTGTATCGGGCCAATGTTCTGGGTTCCCGAGGACACAGTGCATTCAAGCGATCCGAAGCATGCTAAAGCTGCTGAAAAATATCAGGCTTGGGTGAACACCGGGCATCTGATGGCTACGGATGGTGCAGAGGCTGATTACAGAGAGATTCTGGCCAGTGTCATCGATCTGCAAGATAACGAGCAGGTCAGAATCAACATGATCCCCATCGACCCCAGCGGAGCGACGGCGTTGTCACATGAGCTAGCCGATAACGGATTTGAGCCAGTCAATATCAGGCAGGACTACACGAATATGTCACCACCGATGAAAGAGCTGGAGGCGGCCCTGGCAGGGGGCCGTTTCCATCATGACGGAAACCCGATTCTGATGTGGTGTATCAGTAACGTGATCGGGAAATTTGTTCCAGGCAGTGATGATATTGTGCGCCCCACCAAAGGCGACAAACAATCGAAGATTGACGGTGCAACCGCGCTCCTGATGGCAATCGGGCGTGCAATGCTCCACGGTGCCGCTAACAGCGGCTCAATTTATGACGAGACAGACGTAGCATGTTGATGAAAATTATTGTTATTAGCGGATTTATCATCGGTCTGCTCGGCGTGGGTTTAGTGTCATACGGCGCGTGGTCCATTTATCCGGCAGCTGGATATATTGCGAGCGGAACGTTCTGCTTGGTCTGGTCATGGTCTACAGCTCGATCAGCGCCTGCACCAGCTCTGCCGTTATCGACCAATGAGGATGAATAATGTTTCTTCCTCAATTTTACCAGCGCCCATCGGTGCCTGGGAAACGCAACAATTGGTCTATTTTTCCTAGCGGCCTAAGAGGTGGTCATAGCCATGCCGGGGTGATGGTTACACCAGAAACGGCAATGGCCATCGGCGCAGTTCGAGCGTGTGTGACGCTTCTCGCTGAGTCTGTCGCGCAGCTGCCGTGCGAACTCTATCGCCGGTCAAAAGATGGGGGACGGGAACGGGCAACAGATCACCCGCTTTACGACATTATTCACTCCCAGCCAAATAAAAAAGACACTGCATTTGAGTATTACGAGCAAATGCAAGGGGTTTTAGGGCTGGAGGGGAACAGCTTTAGCCTGATTGATCGAGATGGTTCTGGTTACATCACAGAGCTAATTCCAGTAAACCCTAAAAAGATTATCGTGATGAAGGGGCCGGATGCGCTGCCTTATTACAATCTCCCCGATCTTGGTGAGACATTGCCGATGCGAATGGTTCATCACACGAAATATTTTTCGCTTGATGGATACATTGGAACATCCCCAATTCAAACAAACGCAGACGTGCTAGGGCTGGGGTTGGCAGTTGAACAGCATGCGGCACAGGTATTTGCGCGCGGCACGACAATGTCTGGTGTGATAGAACGCCCACTTGAGGCAACGGCAATAAAAAGTCAGGAATCTGTTGATCGCATTTTGGCTAAGTGGACCGAGCGATATAGCGGACTACGAAATGCATTTTCTGTCGGTATGCTGCAAGAGGGTATGACGTACAAACAGTTATCACAGGATAACGAAAAGGCCCAACTGCTCCAGTCTAGGCAGTGGACCGTTAACGAGGTCTGCCGACTCTATAAAATCCCGCCGCACATGATCCAGCTACTGGATAAATCGACGAACAACAACATCGAGCATCAAGGCCTACAGTTCGTGATGTATACGCTGCTTGCTTGGCTGAAACGGCATGAGGGAGCAATGATGCGCGATCTGCTGCTACCGAGTGAGCGCAGGGAGCATTACATCGAATTCAACGTTTCATCGTTGTTACGTGGCGACCAGAAATCGCGTTACGAATCGTATGCGCTGGGGCGGCAGTGGGGTTGGTTGTCTGTAAATGATATACGGCGGATGGAGAATTTGCCGCCGATAGAAGGGGGGAACACTTATCTCACCCCATTAAATATGGTCGATAGCAGCGCCGTTCCCGGCTTGCAAAAGGCCACGCCGCAGCAAGTGAAGGAGATAGAGGCGATTCTATGCAGGACTTGAAATTTATTAATTATCCACATCTGGCCAGTGAAGTTTTCGGGATTCCGTTGTTTGCCACGCAGCGTACGCTCGATGCAGTTAAGTCGGTTCTTGTCCCGCGTCTACAGGGGATTACTACTGGCCCAGACCTTTCTGCGTTCAACGCTGATCCGCAGCCCGATCCGTCTGTTGATACCGAAACCGGGATCGTAGCCGTGATTCCCGTTCATGGCCTGTTAGTTTCTCGCCGCGGGCAAATTACTGGTGCATGCACTGAATTAACGAGTTTTGAGCGCATTCGTTCACAACTAAACTCAGCGCTAAATGACAAGGCGGTGAGTGAAATTGTTCTGGATGTCAATTCGGGCGGTGGTCATGTCGCCGGGTGCAAAGAGCTTGCTGACTATATTTTTGCATCCCGCGATATTAAGCCAATCACGGCCATCGTTAACTACAACGCATTTTCAGCCGCGTATTTCATCGCTGCTGCATGCAGCCGGGTTGTCGTGAGCCAGACGTCTGGCGTCGGCTCTATCGGCGTAATTATGGAACTGATGGAGGCTTCAAAACTGGAAGCGGATATTGGTCTTAAATTCACGACGATATATCGCGGGGACTTCAAAAACGCAGGCTCACAGCACACGGAACTAACAGAACCAGCCCGCGCTGAGTTTGAACGTCTGGTTGATGACGCATACGTAATGTTCACAACGTCAGTCGCGCAGTATCGCGGAATAGATGTAGCGGCGGTAATCGATACTCAAGCCCGATTGTTTTATGGACAGGAGGCTATTGATATCGGATTGGCTGATGAACTGTCTGATCCGCAAAGCGCTATCAACGCGATAGCCGCTAAATATGCGCCAGCAGCTCCCCGACAAAGCAGTATTCAATTACGTGCAGCAGCGATGCAGCAGCAAATGAAAATGTAACCCGACGCGACGCGTCACAACAAGTAAAGCAGCCTCCGGGCTGCTTTTTTTATGCCTAAAAGAGAGAAAAATAATGACTATTGAAGAATTGCGCCGTCAGCGTGCGGGTGTTAACCAACAAGTACAGGCTCTGGCAGCGTTAGAAACGGGTGGTACTCAGTTGACAGCTGAGCAGCTGACGCAGTTTGCATCGCTGCAGACACAATTCAGTGATTTGACAGCTCAAATCGAGCGAATGGAAGCAGCTGAACGAATGAACGCGTCACTGTCCGAGCCGGTTAAAGCAGGAAATCAGGCTCCGGGTATCATCATCAAAGACGAGCCGAAGCAATATAAAGGTGCAGGCATGGCGCGAATGGTGATGGCTATCGCGGCGGGTAAGGGCGATTTATCCCTGGCTGCTAATTTTGCAGAGAAGGAGCTGAACGATAAAACGTTATCGATGGCCATCAGCACAGCGTCAGACTCTGGCGGAGCGTTAGTACCGCAAAATATGCACAATGAAGTGATCGAGTTACTCCGGGACCGAACTATTGTTCGCAAATTGGGCGCTCGTTCTATGCCGCTGCCGAATGGGAATATGTCTATCCCGAAAATGGCAGGCGGAGCGCAAGCGTTCTATACCGGAGAGAATAAAGCGGCAAAATCCTCAGAATCAAAATTCGGCGATGTGAAACTTTCTGCGAAAACATTGATCGCATTAGTACCGTTTTCAAACCAGCTAATCGGTCGTGGCGGATTCAATGTTGAATCACTGGTGCTGGAAGACATTCTGACAACGATCCAGGTGCGTGAAGATAAAGCGTTTCTGCGCGATGATGGCATTGGCGATACCCCTACGGGGATGCGAGCTGTTGCTATAGCTGCGTCGCGCTTTAAGAAATGGGTGGGAAATCCGACGCTAGTGGCAATCGATGAATATCTCGATGACTTGATGCTGATGGCTATGGACGGTAATAGCAACATGATCTCATGCGGCTGGGGTATGTCTAACCGGACGTATATGAAACTGTACGGCCTGCGTGACGGGAACGGTAACAAAGTCTATCCGGAAATGGCCCAGGGAATGCTGAAGGGTTATCCGATTGAGCGTACCAGCGCGATCCCTCGGAATCTCGGCGATGCTGGCAATGAATCAGAGATTTATTTTGCCGACTTTAATGATGTTGTTATCGGTGAAGACGGGATCATGAAGGTCGATTTCTCTAACGAAGCGACGTACCCGGATGCAGAGGGGAATCTGGTTTCGGCTTTCACAAATAATCAGTCGGTAATTCGTGTCGTTACTGAACACGACATCGGTTTCCGCCATATCGAAGGGCTGGCACTCGGAACCGGCGTAACGTGGTAATAATTCACTAATCTTTTCCTACAGCCCGCAGATTGCGGGCTTTTTTATAGGTGGAAAATATGGCTACTAAAAAAGATAAGCCTGCTGATGAGAAAACATCGGCGGAACAGCAGGCGGCATCTATTCCTGATGGAACAGGTGCTCAAGGTGGCACACCCACGCCTGAAAATGGGAAGCCGTCCGGTGATGGTGCGGAGGATGGCAGCGGCGGTGAATCCGCAGACGCTGACAGTAAATCAAATGGGACCACGGTCCCAACTGGCGGCGATGATAGCAACAGCACTGAATCTACTGCCAATGCTGAGGGCGGGGAAATGGTAAACGCTACAGTGAACGTCTTGCCCGCTGATAGTCAATCAAATGGGACTACAGTCCCGGATGGCGGGGATACGACTAATTCATCGGTAACATCCCCCCCAGACAATTCTGGAGACAATAAGATGGCATCAGATCTGCTGCCGGACGGCAGGCTGGTTATTCAGTTCCTCGGCCCGCACCATCGCTATTCACGCGGTGACAAAGCAGCTTTTAACGTTGATTACGCTGAACCGCTAATTGTTCGGGGTATTGCGTGTCTGCCGCGTGATTATGCGAAACATCAGAAGGGCCGCGTAAAAGATGACTACGATCTCGGTATCTGAGGCAAAAGTTCAGCTGCGGCTGGAGCCGGAATTTACTGAGCATGACGAGCACATTGAGTCTCTGGCCAAAGCTGCGAAACGTAGCATTGAGCGTTCGTATTCATGCCAGTTGGTTTCATCGCAAGATGAAGTTGAAGCGCTCGACGGTGACCGGGCATTTATTGCTGATGACGATATTAAATTGGCCATGAAAATGATGGTTGCTCGATGGTATTTCGATCCAACTGGTGCGAACACGGCAATTGATACCCCGTCCCAACTGGGGGTTGAATACCTGCTATTTCCGCTGATGGAGCACGGAATATGAGTGAACCGCTGAACGCCGGTGATTTAACGACTCGCATCCGGTTCGGCTACATCGGTGAATCGAATGGGCCACTCGGTGAGCCATTGCCGGGTGTTTTTGTGCATGTTGGCGGCGCGTGGGTTAAAGCTGAGCCGATATCTCACAAAAAGATCCGCACAGCTGATCAGGAGCCGGTTGTCGAAACGTGGCAGTTAACGACGCATCCGCGCAAGGATATCGCCGCTGGCTGGAAAGTCATTATCGATGGTGTGTCGCACTCGGTTCGTAATGTGAATCGGTCTGAGCGTGACCGCATCGTTATCACTACCGAGGTGGATCCGGAACATGATCGAGTCAGCGATTAGAGACGATTTGATCCGAATTACCGGGTTGAAAGTCTTCCCTCTCCTGCTGCCGCAGGGCGTCTATAGCGGTATTACATATCAGCGCATATCTGACCCGGAAGTCGATACCGGATTACTGCGAACCGGCCTGGTTGCGGGCCGTTTTCAGATAACGATTTATATCGAATCTGATTACACACAGCTCGTCAAACTTGACGCTGAAATCTGGAAAAAATGGCGTGAGATTCAGCACAGTTTCATCGCTGATTATCCGGTTCAGTATGTCCGCCGGGCGTCGTTATCCGAAGGTAAAGAAACGCTGACGAGCGGTGCGGTTTTGTATAGCCGTACTCGCGATTACATCATTACGTTTGCGGAGTAACGATGGATATCAAAATAGAGTTTCCAAAGGGACAGGATTTTGATCGCCTGCTTGCTGATGTAGAGAAAAAGATTGGCATTCAGGTGCTGCGCAACGCTGGTCGGGCGGCAATGGAGCCAGTCCTCGCAGATGCGCAGCAGCATGCGGGTTTTGATGGGAGCAGCGCTGGGCCACATATGCGCGATGATCTGAAAATTACGTCAACTGACATGACGAAAAAATCAGGCTATCCGACTGCTGTTACGGTTCGTGTTGGTGTCAGCAAGGCGCATCACATCAAAGCATGGGCGCAAGAACAAGGAACCCGTAAACAAGTTGCTCGTCCGTTCCTGCGTCCTGCGCTGGATTACAACAAAACCCAGGTCTTAAAAATCCTGTCGATCCGGCTCAGGGAGGCGCTGGAAAGCAAATAACCGATGCGGCCACGATTGTGGCCGTTTTTATTTTCACTGAATAGAGAGAATGTTATGGCTGGAGAAGCTGAGCAACCTACTGTCATTAAGGACCCTTCACAGTATGCGATGTTGCCCGCAGGAACGAAGGTTTTGTGGGGTGTGGCTGGAACAGTATTAGCTGATGCAAAACTGTTACAGAGTGCGATGGGCATTGGCGCATCTGGTAAAAAAGGCGCGTTTTTAAAAGTTACGCGGTTGATCGACACTGACCCTAAATACATGAGTGACATGGGAGAGGGCGAGGACAAAACGTTTACGTTTTTAGATGATCCCGATGATGCCGATCAGGAAGATTTCCTGAAAGCAGCAGAATCAAAATCAACAGTTGCGTTGTTCATTGTGTACCCGAACAAACGTGTGGCCACATTCTCTCTGGTGCTGGCTGGTTGGTCTGTACAAGCTGTAGATAGCCCTGACGGAAAAGTAATGCAGGTTGAAGTTTATGCCCGCCAAAACTCTGTCAAGTGGTCGCGCGCCGCCTAACCCCTATCACCAATCACAGGTAACCCATGAATTACAAAAATTTGCTGCAACCGGATAACGTGCCGGTCAAAACAACGATTCTCGGCCATCCGGTCTTTTTGTGTCGAATGACAGCTAAGCAGCTGGATGATTACGAAAAAGCTGTTGCAGCGGTCCCTGATGGCAAAGATCAGGCGTCAGAAAAATCGCGCCTCGGTATCCAGTTAATTTTGGATGCATTGCGGAATGAAGATGGCAGCACGCCGAAACCGTCTGAATTGCCGAAAGTAGACGACCTGCTTGCATCGCGTTCGCCGGGTGACTTGTTGGAAGCGATGGTTGCCGTTCAGACAGTCAGTTGGAGCACACGCGCTGAAGCTGAAAAAAACTAACTGACTCACCCCGGCTCATGGCGGCGTTTGAACTCGCTGACCGCTGGGGTGAGCCAGATCCACGCAAAATACTCGAATTGCCAGCCGACATTTTCGAGCACTGGCTCGCGTTTTTCAGTTTGAAAAATTCCGAATCCGATCCTGAGCATCCAACTGTTGGTAAACCATCAGCTGCGGTCGCTCGTGAAAAAACGGATGAGGAACTGTTTGCTGACAATATGAGGATTATAGGTAATGGCTGATGTTGCAACTTTGGCTGTCGCGCTGCATCTGAACTCTGCGCGATTTAAAGCGCAGTTCGCGCAGGAAATGCAGTCAGCCGCGTCCAACTCCGACAATTTCAACAAACGCGCTCAGGAAGAAGCGAAAAAAACAAAGGTTGCTCTGGAAGGGATTGGCGTTGGCGCCCGTGCTGCGAATGATGATATCCAGCGGACTACGGGCGTTGTGAACCGCAGCCTGACGGGGCTGGGCGAGATGCGCTCCGCTCTGGCAGGTATCGCGGCTGGTAGCTCTGTTGCTGGCAGCACAATCACTACAGCGCTGATCCCAGCGCTCGGTGAGGGTTTTACGACCGCGCTAGAACAGAGCATGGGGAGTGTCCGGGCGCATCGGGCTGCGATGATCGAGGCAGCAGCCGCGCAGGTGGAGAATGCGCGTGCTGCTGTTGAGAGTGCGCAGGCATCCCGGCTCGATGCTAATTCAAAATTTGGCGTTGCTCAGAAAACGATTGAAGCGGCAAAAGCGCAGCGTGAGCAGGCGTTCGCACTCGATGAGTATTACGCGAAGCAAGTCGAGGTCAACAAGCAGCACGGCATCACCGTTGATTATCAAGACGAGCATGCGAAAAACGCCAGGATAATTCGTGAGGCGAATCTTGCTGAAGCTGGGGCAAAGGGGCAGATTGCGGAGGCTGCAAAAACGGTACTAGCTGCTGATATCGCGGAGGCAAACGGCAAACGGCAGTTAACGACCGCTACGCGTAATCTGGCTGTGGCCAGCCAGGAACTGACTATCGGGCAACGAGCAGCCGCAACAGCATCCGGGGCATTGCGCGGCACAATGGCGCTCCTCGGTGGGCCAATCGGCCTGTCTATCATGGCCGGGGCTGCGGCGATGACAATGCTCTGGTCGGCGTATTCTGATGCGAAAAAACGGACTGAAGAATTTACGGCGGCTATTGCTAAATCGGGCAATCAGACAACAGTCAACGTCGCGCAGCTGCGTCAGCTCACCAGTCAATTAGGCGGAACCGAAAATGCGTATAAATCGGTAACAGCTGCGGTTGCCGCAGGTTTCAGCGGCAACATGCTGACGCAGGTTTCAGAACTGAGTAACAAAGTTGCAGAGGCGGGCGGCAGTGCAGAGGATGTTGTCAGCACGCTGGCCAGCCTGAAAAAAGACCCGCTGGATGCGCTAAAGGCGCTGACAGATCAGGGGATTCAGCTCAATTCGACACTGATTGAGCAGATCGCCGCGCAGGAACGTGCAGGTAACACAACTGGTGCAAGTTATCTGGCCCAGCAGGGCGCGCTCGATGCGATGAATAAAAAAGTTACTGACCAGAAAAGTGTGGTGACCGATCTGTCATACGGTTGGCGCGATATGGGTGCGTTAGTTGACCGCGTGTTTAGCCGAATCGGTGAGGCGCAGCTGCGCTCTGCCGAGGCTCAACTGAACATGGTTGGTATTACGCCGCCATCAGCGAACCAGCCCGATTACGCGTCTGAAATGGCTGCTGAGAATGCCGCCCGCAACGCCGAGCTGCAAAGGCGTCAGCGTGAGGAGCAGCAGAAACAAATCAAAAACGAGCTGGAATTCAACGCGGCGTATAAAGCCGGTGCTAACCAGCTGGCTGAGAAACAAAAACGCGTTGATGGGCTGAACGAGCGTCTGAAAGCGGGAAAAGTCACGCAGACAGAGTACGCGCAAGCGATGAAGGGGCTGGATAAGCTCTATGCCAGCGCGGAGCCTAAAAAACCGAAGGCGTACACGGATGATGCGGCGACGCGGCGGCTGCAGGAACTGCGTGAGCAGGAAGTCGTTCTGCGGCGGCAGGGAACGGTTACTGATGAATTAACGGCCAGCGAACGGAAGCTGCTGGCGTTTAATCAGGAAATCGCCGATATCAAAGCGAAAAAAACGTTAACGGCTGAGCAGAAATCTGTCGCGGCGTCAGAGGACCAACTGCGGGCGCAGTTGCAGACGAACGTTAGCCTTGAGCGGGCTAATGAGCAGCGAAAAACGGCCATAAAATTGCAAGAGCAGTCCCACGCGTTAGTTGTTTCAACGCAACAGTTGCAGCAGGAATGGAATAACAGCATCGCGCAGATGACAATGAGTTCGGCAGCATACGAACAAATGGTCGCAGAACAGCAGGTTCGAGAGAGGTTCCATCAGGCTCGTCTTGAACTGGCAAAAACAGAAACCGATGTTACATCAGAAAATTATCGGCAGCAGACCGAAGTTTTGAATTCAGAGGAAAACCGACAGCTTGAAATAATAAGAACAAAATCACAGGAGAAGCAGGAGGCATTAGGTTCATGGACAGCTGGGTTAAAAAAGGGTTTTTCTGACTGGGGCGATGAGGTAGGGAATACGTTTGAAAAAACCAGATCCATAGCAGTCAGCACGTTCGACTCTCTGGGATCGGTCGTGTGGAATTTTGCATCAAAAGGTAAAGCTGACATCAAATCGTTCGCAGCATCGTTTATCGCTGATCTGGGACAGATGATAGTCAAGACCATGATGTTTAACGCGATCAAAGCCGGGAGCGCGGCGTTGGGCGTTGGATCGTGGTTTGGGTTTGCGGATGGGGGATATACAGGGGATGGCGGCAAACATGACGTTGCTGGCGTTGTACACCGTGGTGAGTGGGTTGTGCCGCAGGCAGTTGTCAAACAGCCTGGGATGTTGGCGTTCCTGAACCAACTGACGTATGGAAAAGGTTATGCGGATGGTGGAAGGGTTGGAAGTAGTATTCCTCGCCCAGTCAGCTCGCCATCTTCCAGCATTCCGCAAGTTATGCCCTCGGCAGTCAGCGTGCATCTGAGTATGCCCGTTACAGTCATTAAAGAGTCTGGTACCAGTGGCAATCAAACTCAAAATGAAACCCGATCATCAGGGTTGGATGCGACAGTGAAAACGACTATCCGTCAGCAATTCAACGAGCTGCTGGATGAGGCGCTCCGAGACGGTGGTTCGCTGGATCAGCACATGCGAATGAGGATGGCTTAATGGTGGTAAAAACATTTGATTGGTCGCCACTAAACGGGCCGACAGGTGATATCACTCGAACTGTCACGGAGGTGGAGTTCGGTGACGGATACGAGCAGGTGATGGATAATGACATGAATAGTGAGCGCCAATCCTGGCCGCTAACATTCATCGATACATGGAGCCAAATCCAGCCGATTATTGCATTTTTGCGGGAGCATGGAGAAGCGCGAGCGTTCAAATGGGTTAACCCATTGGGCGAATTGGGATTGTACCGAGCAAAACAGCTGAAGCCGCAGGCTATGGGTTTTGGTAAGTGGACGGTTACCGTCACGTTTGTGACGTTTTACCGTTCGTGATTTTTGATACCATTCTTGCCCCTTTACTAAATGGAATGGATATGAAAATTATATCGGCGATACTCGCCTGCCTGTTTTTTCTCACTGGTTGCGTTGCGCCAATGACAAAAAACGAGGTGGCCGCTGCCAGTTATCAGCAACTACCATCGGACTATCAGGAAAAGATAAAACAATATTTTGAGTCGAGACTGAAAGACCCCGATTCCGCAAAATACCGTTTTTCTGAGCCTCGTAAGGCGTTTACCGAAGCCACTCGTCACTTCGCCTATGTGGTTCCTGTTGCTGTCAATGCGAAAAATAGCTATGGCGGATACACAGGGTTCAAAATGTATTATCTGTCGTACTACGGCAGTGATTTCAAAGACGTCACAACGGGCGTTAATTTTGAGCACGTAAAATGGTCTGATGATGTAAAGTAATCATAAACAAGCCCCGCGCATGCGGGGTTTTTCACATGTTGCAACGGGGTTATTTATTGAGTAACTGGTAGTTGAGGGATTACTCGGCGAATGGAGCATAACTTATCGTCAACGACGATCCATCCAGAATTAATCCAGTCCTGCACTTTTTGCGGACGAACTAAATTACCACCCTTACTCATATGACGAGCAAAATCAGCTTGGTTTCCACCGAAATATTTATTGATGTATTCAATTAGTGGCATTTCGTTTCCTTCCGCGCTTGTCTGGTTTTAGATTAGAGATATCATCACCTGGTTGTATTCCCATTTTTTTTATTTTTGCGTAAAGGGAGCTTTTGGGAAAACCGAGTTGCTTACTGGCATCTTTCACGCTAACTAATTCATTCTTTACCAAATATAAACTTGATGCTCGTTCTTGTTTCTTTGTCAGAAGTTCTGGATAGCGCAAACCACGATTTTCAGTGCCTTTTTTGTTTTTGAGCGACTCTCTGACCCTTGTGATAGAGCGATTAATCAGGATATGTAGTTTCCGTGAGATGAGTAATCTTCTCCGTCGCTGAAACATCCACAGTTCCCAACAGGCTCTGAATGTCGGGTATCTGTCGGAGACGTACAGCCATTTATCAAGCACATTATCATTGACGATATGAAGCGATTTCAGCTCATCTTTGCTAACGGGGGAAATGCGAAGAGCATCCAAATACGCCTCCTTCCGTTCTTTTTTCTCAGCTATAGACATTGAATATCCAAAATTATTTTTATTGTTTCTCTGTGAAGTAATCCACGTAGTGTTTTGGTCTACTTCCTCTAAGGTCATCTGGATACCCCTTTGCAGAGAACCACTCTGGATATTTTCTGGCTTTATCTCGCCATGAGTCTTTCATGCTGGCGTGAATATAATCACCCAGCCGTAATTTTCGAAGACAGTTGTTTATGAATACCATCTCATTATCGCTGGGAGCATTAATAACCACAGGTTCTATATCAATGCTCTTGACTGTATTAATGCTGGCTGTTTCAAGCCTTCGCTGAAACTCATCCATAGCCATTTTGATTAACTCAGCAAGTGCGCGGTCTGATAGCGAAGAGAATTTTATTTCACTGAACATTTACATACTCCTCAGTAATCGAATTCCCAATCATAGATTGCTGTATCACCTCGCTCCATCGCTGTCTTGATTAAGCTGATCTGGTTTTCAGTAAGTTTATTTTCAATTTTTTCACCTGATTCATCGCAAATGAACCAGCCACTTTCTGTGTAAACGCTACCGTATTTGCCTGATAGGGAACCAGTTTCATCATTTACCACAAACCATTTTGTGTTGATGTCGCCGGCTTCAACAACGCTTTCTAATGTTGCAATGACTTGAAGAGGAAGGCTGTCGTCGTATTCCTTCTGCATCATGGATTCAAGTTCTGAGTCGCTGAATCTTTTATCTAAGATGTCAACACTAGTCGATGAATCAATGCTTAAAACATGAACATCTCTACCTATCCAATGTTTAACTGGGTCGCGTAGTAAAATCTCATAACTGATGCAGTCAACGTAACGATCTTCCTGCAATGTCAGTGTGTTGCCTTTGTATTCAATAGTTTTGATGATAGCCATCTTTAATCCCTTAATCTCGCTTTGATGAAATAAATATAACCGATTTTCGGTTATGTTCAATGTTTACTCCTCTTTTTTTTTATTGGGCAAAGTACCACCCTAGATGCAGGTGAAACTGTACTTCTTTGGGGCTTCTCGCATGTTGATTGAAAAATCAATATCGATGAGGTACGTTTGTACCATTGGCGTTCGTGTTCTCACTCGATGAAGTAACGCGATTCAAAAATCCAACGTTTTATCAGTAGTACCGCCCGGTTAACATTCCTGAACCCCGCCTCTGCGGGGTTTTTTCATTTTGGGACCACGGTCCCAGAGGTTCCGATGAGTATCACCAGTACCCTTCAAAAATTAGAGCCGGGTGCGCCGGTTGATCTGATCGAAGTCGATTGCACTGCCTTCGGCGGAGACGTCCTGTATTTCCATAATTACGCATTGCCATACACCGCCGCCGAGCTGCTGGCCGCTGGTGATGATATCGACTCACTGCCAGCCAAACCGATATTTTGGCAGGGCATTAAATATTCCGCATGGCCGTCACAGATTACTGGCGGCGGCGCATCGGCAGATGGCAGCTCGATCAGGCCGAAACTAACAGTTGGAAACCCTGATTATGCAATCAGCCGGTTGTGTGACGAGTTCCAAAACCTGCTATTGGCAAAGGTTACTGTGCATCACACGTTTGCTGAGTTTCTCGATGCTGAAAATTTTCTGGACGGGAACCCTAACGCGAACCCCGAAACAGAAACGCTCGACGTCTGGTACATCGGGAACAAAACCAACGACAACGAAACATCCGTCGAATTTTCGCTACAAAGCCCTGCAGATGTTCAAAACCAAAAATTCCCGCAGCGGCAGATGACGTCACGGTGCGAATGGTGCATGCGGGGCCAGTACCGTATGGCTAACTGCGGATACACCGGAACGAACTATTTTGACAAAGACGGAAACCCAGTTGATAACCCCGCCGCTGATGAATGCGCCGGAACGGTGTCAGCGTGCAAATTGCGCTGGGGACCAGATTCAGAACTGCCACACGGTGGATTCGTTGCCGTTTCACTTATCAGGATTTAACAATGCTGACAAAAAAAGTGCTGGCCGCTGTCCTGCGGCACGCAGAACAGACATACCCGGATGAATGCTGCGGGCTGATTATCCGCGTTGGACGTGCTCACCAGTATGTCGAATGCGTCAATACGCACACATCACCGGGGGACGAATTCCGCATTGCACCGGACGAGTACGCAACTGCTGAAGATATCGGGGAAATCGTTGCGGTGGTGCATTCACATCCTGACGCAACATCACGCCCGTCGTCGCGTGATCTGGCTATGTGTGAAGAAACAGGCTTGCCGTGGGTGATTATCAGCTGGCCAGAAGGTGATGTTCGCACTATTTGCCCACAGGGTGCAGATCTTGAAATTAAAGGGCGACCGTTCGTCCACGGCGTTTGGGACTGTTACGGACTGATCCGGGACTGGTATCAACGCGAACGGGGGATCGCGCTGCTCAATTTTGAACGTGAAGACGAATGGTGGAAAAAGGGCGGCGATTTGTACCGAGATCATTACGCCGAAGCCGGATTCTATCGGCATGACGGGCCACTCCTGCCAGGTGATGTTGTTGTCATGCAGTACATGGCAGATGTGCCAAACCACGCTGGCGTTTATATCGGCGATGAAAAAATGCTGCACCATCTTTATGGCCAGCGCGCAGATATCGTCCCATACGGCGGTTTCTGGCACGAGCGGACTATTTTAACGCTGAGGTACAGCGGATGAGCGCAAAAACAAAACCTGTTGAACGCCTCACTGAGATCCGACTATCAGGGAAGCTGGGGCGGACGTTTGGGCGCTCGTTCATGCTGTCAGTTGCATCGGTCCGAGAAGCTGTTCGAGCGCTGTGCATTCAGATCCCCGGATTTGAGCAGTTCCTGAATCGTAGCGAGGCTGCAGGGCTGACGTATGCGGTATTCAACGGCAAACAGAACGTTAGCAAAGAGGCCCTGCAGCTTGATGGCGTTCAGCCTGTTATCCGTTTAATCCCTGTCATCATTGGCAGCAAAAAATCCGGCGTATTCCAGACAATCCTCGGGGCCGCTCTGGTTGCTGTGGGATTCGTGCTGTCGTTCACTCCAGCTGCTGCTGCGTCGCCGTTTTTATACAAGTTGGGTGCAGCAACGATGCTGGGTGGAGTTGCTCAGATGCTGGCACCGCAGGGAACGCGGGGATTGACTGACACCGCACGGGATACACGCAAAAGCTACGCGTTTGGCACGCCGACTAATACATCCGCCGCTGGGCGTCCCGTTCCGTATGTCTTTGGCCGGACGTTGATCGGTGGCCCGATCATTTCCGGTGGGATTTTTGTAGAGCAAGAGCAGTAACAACCAGCCTGCATGTTGCACTGGTAATCAACAGGAGAATAGCTATGAGTAAGTCAGGTATCACGCTGACAGCAGCACAAATCAAAGAACTCGCTCAATTTGCCATTGATGATGGCCAGCCGGAGTACACGATTACACACGCCCATATCCCGGCATTTACAGCGGATGATGATAGTGAAATCCCAGAGTATGACGGGTTGATCGCATATTCAGGCTCAGAAAACAGCGGCGTTTTGCAACTGGGCTAATCAGCAGCACTTAAATCATTGAAAATAGGAACACTGATGGAAAAGCACATTCCGCGACTGATCGGGCCTGCTGCCACGCCTGAATATATCGATAGCATTATTACGAACGAGCATTATTTTACGGCCGCATCTGGCGTTGAAGGGGAGCAGCGATTCGGCAATCCTCAACCGGGCGATCCACAGGATTATCATGAGTCATTAAAAACGCTGACATTCTGCGTACTGACGCTGGAAAATGGATTTATGGTGACGGGTGAAGCGTTCTGCGCATCGCCGGGGGATTTTGATCATGAGCGTGGCCGTGAAACGGCTCGTCGAAATGCGATCAGTAAAATCTGGCCATTGGAACACTATCTGCAAAAACAGCGTGCTCACGATCAATAAATAGTGCCGCATTACAGCAGGCATTTAAACAGTGCCTGCGATAATGCATAAATTTTATCGCGAATTATGAAAGCGTTTTAGCACGATAAAAATCGTGAATTTTGAAGACGTGATTTCAAAGGTTTAAATTTTGGCAACTAGTAATTACTCAAAGTCGTTACTCAAAATTGATAAAGACTTTTAAGGCTGCTAAAATCGTCTTGCTAGTTGATGTGTGTGTCGCGCTCCGGTTGAGGCTTTGATCTTGACCCGATGCAATAAACACGAAAGAACAAACGAACCTCGATCTCACCAGTCGAGGTTTTTTTGTGCCTGTTGTATTTGGCATTTGAATTAATTCTGGTCAGATATATAATCAAAATCGCTAGTTGTAAGCCGCGTAATGGTTGACTGAGTGTACGCTGGACCGATTTCCTAAAGTCCTGACTGTGTCCGGGTGGTGCCGAGCAGAACCTCAACCAGAGCGCGATACACACATCAACTAGCGTTGTGTGAAACGGTCGGACAGGCAACGTACAGGTGATGACCGTGAATCGCGCTCTCCAACTGGAGAGAAACGTATGAGAATAGTTATTGAAAAACTGCTCATTACTCTGAAGGCGTGTGTTGCCGTCTTAGAGTTCGCCCGCATTTTCTTTGCATAATGCCGGATGCGTAAATAAAGCCGCAGGGTTAACCCCCCTGCGGCTTTTAACATTTCTGACAGATAAAAACTCTCTGCACGTATAAATCCAATGGGACCACGGCCCCAAAAAACCATCATCAATCCCGCTTCGGCGGGATTTTTTTTTGCAGGAACAAACATGCTCACGAATGAAATCATTGGCGCTAAAGGCGGCGGGAGTAGTGGCGGAGGAAACCCGCCTCCGCCGCGCAGCCCGGAAATATCTTCAACCGCGATTATGAAAATCCTGATCGCATTGGGCGAGGGTGAATTTGCCGGTGATTTTGATGGTCGTCATATTTTCCTGAACGGAACCCCGCTGAACGATAGCGACGGAAAGGAAAACTTTCCTGGTGTTCGATGGGAATGGCGATCTGGCACGCAGAGCCAGGATTACATTCAGGGATTCCCCAGCGCTCAGAATGAGATCGGCGTCGGGACAGAGCTGCGCTATGGGACGCCGTGGGTGCGTGCGATTCATAACACGCAGCTGTCTGCTGTTCGCGTCCGTCTGACGTTCCCTGCAGGCCTGTTTCGTCAGCGTGACGATGGCGTTAAAGACGGCTGGCGCGTTGAGTATGCGATTGATATATCCGTCGATGGTGGCGCTTATGTTGAATATGGCCGCGATGCGGCAGACGGCATAGCAAACACCGGATATGAGCGTGATTACCGTATTAATCTGCCAGCGGCAGAAACCGGCTGGCAAATCCGGGTTCGTCGTCTGACGCAGAATAACAGCGATGGCCGCACGGCTGACACAGTGCAAATTGCATCGTTTACTGAGGTTATTGACGCTAAATTCCGGTATCCGCATACGGCGCTGCTGTACATCGAGTTTGATTCTAAACAGTTTGAGGGGCAGACACCGACCGTCACTGTTCTGACAAAGGGGCGGATTGTCCGCGTTCCCAGCAACTATGACCCAATTAATCGCAGTTATAACGGCGTATGGGATGGATCATGGAAGTGGGCATGGACAAATAACCCCGCATGGGCGTTCTTCGATATTGTCACATCGCCGCGATTTGGGCTTGGTGAAAGGCTGTCTATCGACCAAGTCGATAAATGGGAGCTGTATCGCATCGCTAGATACTGCGACGATCTTGTTCCTGACGGCAAGGGCGGCATGGAGCCGCGTTTTCTGTGCGATGTTTGTATCGATAGCCAGGCAGATGCATGGACTGTTCTCATGGATTTGGCGTCGATTTTTCGCGGAATGATCAGCTGGTCAAACAATCTGCTGACGGTCAACGCTGACATGCCCGAGGAACTTGACCCGGATTATATTTTCACGCGTGCGAATGTCGTTCGAGGCAGCATCAATCGCACCGGCTCTGATGTAACGACGCATTATTCGACGGGGCTATGCACGTATAAAGATCCTGCGAATAATTATAAAGAGGACCAAACCCCAGCGTTCATTTATGAGTATGTGAAGCGATTCGGCGTTGTGCCTCTGCAAATGACAGCTGTCGGTTGTAATCGTGAAACTGAGGCCCAGCGGCGTTTATTGTGGGCTATTCACACGAATAATGATGGGGAGGGTTATGAGTGGAAAACCGGGATCGAGGGGAGAATTCCCCGCGTTGGGAAAGTTGTCGGGCTGGCTAATAATCTGTACACCGGGCGGGATATCAGCGGTCGTATTAGTGCTGTTGACGGTCGCACGATAACAGTCGATAGAGAGATTCCAGAAGTCAAAGCGGGTAACCGGCTGCTGCTAAATCTGCCAACAGGAAAATCGCAGGGCAGAACTGTTGAGTCGGTTATTGGCCGCACAATCACCGTTACTGTTCCGTATTCAGTAGAACCAGAGCCGGAATCACAGTGGGCAATAGAATCCGACGATCTGGCCATCACGCGCATTCGTGTGAAAAAGGTTACATACGATAACCAGATTTTCACTATCTCCGGGCTGCTCTATAGCCCGACAAAATATGACCGCATCGACAAAGGGGCGATCCTGGAGGATGTTCCGACGACTGTTCGCCCAGCGGGTTCATTTTCAGCGCCGCAGAATATTCAGATCAGCAGCTCGCACCACGTCGATCAGGGTATTGCTATTAGCGAAATGGAAGTTACATGGAGTGCGGTTGCTGGCGCAGTGGGTTATGAGGCGCAATGGCGTCAGAACAGCGGGAACTGGATCAACGTTCCTCGCAGCGGTAACACTCGATTCACTGTCAGCGGGGTTTATGCTGGGCTGTATCAAGTTCGTGTCCGGGCATTCAGTGCAACAGATTTAGTCAGCCTATGGGCTCAGTCTGATGATGTTCAATTGACAGGGAAATCCGGCAAGCCCCCGGCGATCCAAAACCTCACTGCGTCGACAGATGTTGTATTCAGTATTGCTCTCGACTGGTTATTTTCCCCCGGCTCCGATGATGGTCTGAAAACGACATTGTCCGTGGCCACAAAACCCGATTACAGCGATGAGCAGTTCCTGGCTGATGTTCCGTACCCGCAACGCAGTTATGTTCTGCCTGGTGCGTTGACGTCCGGCACGACCATGTTTTTCCGTGCGATTTTTGCAGATAAAACCGGGAATCAATCGGACGCAACGGAATGGGTACGCGGGATGGCGTCGAATGACGGCTCACGCGTTCTGTCATTGTTGACAGAGGGCATAACTGAAACCCAACTGGGGAAAGAGCTGCTGGCAAAAATCAACAACATGTCTGTTGATGAAAATGTTCAGCGGCTGAAAGAGCAGATTGACGGTGTATCTCAATCGGTAAACAAAAGCAGGGAGGAGCTGCAGGGCGAAATCAACAAAATCGCCGGAGATATGGGCGGGACGGCATCAAAAATTGTAGCTGAAGAGAAGTCGAGACTGGAGGGCGACGAGGCAATAACAGAGCGTATCGACGCGTACATTTCCAGCACTGATAAAAACAAGGCGCAGGTAGCTCAGCAGATTCAGACGCTGTCTGATGCTGATTCAGCGCGTGCAAAAAAGATAGAGGAAATTAGCACTCAATCAGGTGAAAACGCATCATCACTGACAGATCTGCGCAATGCTGTTAGCCAGGCTACATCGTCTAGCGCCAGTTTGAGCCAGTCTATTGAATCTGTGGCCCGCGCGGAAGTTGCTCAGGCACTCAGCCATGATAGCGCCGTTCGTGACGAGCGTATGGCCAGAGCACAGATTATTCAGTCTCAGAAAACTCAGGCTACAGACCAGCTGGCGCAGGCTGAAAAACTGGAGGGATTAACGGCCAGTTTTGGCAAAATTTCTGCCCGAATAATGGAAGAGGAGGTGGCCCGCACTACGGAAGATGAGGCGATTGCGCGGCGGCTCAACGGATTAACCGCGAGCCACGGAACTGTATTATCACGACTATCGGATGAAGAAGAGGCGCGAACAACAGGGGATGCAGCTCTGGCCCGCAGGCTGGAAACGTTAAACTCCAGCATGGACATTAACGCCGCTAATATTCAGCGGGAATTAGAGACACTGGCAACCGCAGATAAAGCCCAATCGCAGGATATACAGCAAATCCGTTCGTCAGTTGGTTCAAACTCAGCAGCGCTAGAACAGCGTATGCAGACAGTGTTTGATAAAACTGGAAACGGCAAATCCATCTACACACTGAAAATGGGCGTCAATATCGATGGCAAATTTTATGATGTTGGCATGGCTATCGGTGTTGAGGTCGTAAATGGTGTGGTTCAGCGCCAGTTTCTCGTTAATGCATCTACATTTGGCTTAATGGATAACAGTACAGGTAATGTAACTATGCCATTTGCCGTTAAAGATGGGCAGACGATTATTGATAACGGTCTATTCGGTAAAGCAACAATAGGAAGGTTGCAATTAGCTGACTCTCTTGAGTCTGATAATTATGTAGAGAATTCAACGGGTCTTAAAATAGATCTGAAAAATGGATTATTTAAATTATACGCCTCGCGGCCCGGCAAGCCGCGAGTAACACTTGATAGCTCAGGATTGAAAGCTTATGACGAAGAAAACAATTTGCTCGCGGAGTTTGGGGTTTTTGAAGATTATGATGTTTAGTGTTCTATTATCCGGTTGCGTTTCTTTAGATGCTCCGCCCGATAAAATTAACATTAACGGGGTGTGGCAATGTCAGTGGGTGGGATAAGGATTACAAATAAGGACGGTTCCCGCTGGGTTTTTGATCACACTTGTACAATACCCGCATTATTAGGTGAGCATAATCAAGGTGGGGGATATCCGCCTAATGTCTATAATACAGGGATAGTCATACCGGAGAATTATTCATATTATGTTTGGATGGGTTCAACTGTTAGTTTGCAGTATAGGATAGAAAAAAATGGGGGGCGCTCACAACGAACACCGTGGCTTTATAGTTACAACAGAATGTCACTGAATGAAAAAAGGGAATTAATCATCAGTAACGATTATTACGGCGGTGTAAGTTTCGGCGCTGTCTCTGTTTTTGTTATGCCTGAAAATAAAATCAGGGGAAGTGCAGGGGTACGGGTTGCAAAGGATTCTTCAATATCATCGATAACGGATGTTGATGGTTTTGCATTTGTCGCCTGGAAAGGGGATGTTGAACTGTTCGGCGGATGGACTCCATCATTAGTGGATCCTGAACTCAACATGTATAACTGTCTGGTTTTTTTCTACACAACCGATCCTAATATAACCATATTTAAAGGGGCCACGATTATTTGGAATAATGGCAATAATAACGCGTATTATCTGTTCAATGCCACAGGAAGCCAATACGGTGGTTCAATAAAAGCCAAAGTTGTAATATTCTCAAATAAAAAATTAAGGAAAACAAAAGCAGGACTTAGAATTTATAGCAGGATAACTAAAAAACTTATTTATGATTCGGGTAATGAAATAATGGTTTCTCCGAAATTCATTTCATTTAAAGATTCCAAAAGAGATGAATTCACATCAATACCAGATGTAAAACGCCCGATGTATACGGCCATGTCGATTGGTTCTGGTTATGAGAATCATTGGTTTGTCAGTTCGCTGACATTAGCTAGCGACGGTTATAAATTGGCTGTGAGGTGGGGTATGGCTGGTTATGATGCTGCATCATTCGGTGCAACCACATATCAGCATGCCGATAGTAAATTGATTATATTGGATGCGGAAAATTATTTCGTTTTTTAACAATAGAAACATAAATTAGGCCGCGCAAGCGGTTTTTTTATGTGCGGGGTTTTTATGGGATATAGAGCGGGTAAAATAACAGTAGAAAATGGTAGCCCTATTGTTATTGGGACTGGAACAGAATGGGCTGATCCTAAACACGGAGTGCTGCCGAACACAATATTAAAAGGTCCTGATGGGAGTGTTTATGAACTGGAATCTGTTGTCAGTAACGGAAAGTTGATTTTACACGAACCATATTCGGGACCTAGTGCAGAGAATCAGAGCTATTCGATATTTACTACATATATCGGCGATATGTCCCAGTTTGCCGCGCAATTTAATGCACTGCTGGAATACTACAGAGCGACGCAGCAAAATATGCGGGATGTGCTGACGGGTACTGGAAATGTTGATGTAAAAAAAGATGATGGGACCGTGGTCCCAGTGCCTGCATTTAGTAATGCGATGCTTAAGGGACAGTTTGGTTGGGGGGGGAAGGCTGTCAGAATAGATGCTGGCGTGAATCTGTTCGACTATTTTACCGTAGACCGACCGGCCGGACTGTATTGGGCAGATTCCAGCACCATCAACAAGCCACCCGGATTTACCGACGCAATTTATAGCTGGGAGCCCATAGTACACCCTCAGTTCTATGGGGCGCTCGTTGCCGTTGGATTCACAGATGGCGGATCAAAAACAGCATCTGTAAGTGTTTCTAACGGAGTCTGGGAAAATCAGTGGACTGTTTACTGGAACACGAGAAATTTGAACCCTGCAACCACAGACACCAACCAAGAAATTCATGCGCTTAAGACGTTCATGGCTAATTGGGCATCACTCATTATTAAACCTGAAGGAATGGGGCAACCTAGCTATTTGCAAGGCAATGATTTCGACGGTTCGACACGCTGGACGTGTGGCTATCAGGACATCAATGCTAACCATCTGACGCTACGCAATAATAAAGCCGGCGTTGCAATGACGATGCACGCAGATCGCAAAATTTACGCCTCCTGTGACGACTTCGTGCTGACCGATGCTAAAGGATTTGTCAGAAACGCCAGAGCGCTGGAATACTCCGGTGGTGGTGAGTTCGGAGAATTTCTAAAGTCTCAACAGTCCGCTGGCTCAGCTCCTGTCGCTGGTGTGTGGCGTGCGTTTGTCAGTGTCAGGCATCGTGGTGGTAATTCCAACCAAGAACCGGGCTCCGACTCGACGCAATGGGGCTGGGCGCTAGTTGACAACAACATGACACAAGGCAACTTTAATGAATTTGTCCTAGAAAAGACCTTTAATGGAACTTGGTTAAACGCTGTGACGCTTAAGCACACTGGAAATACAACAGTGGATGCTAATGGCTTCCTCAAAACAGCTTCACCGATAGTGAAACTATTTGCCGATGGTTCTTCAGAGCTGAATGCAGAATCAGATGGTGTTGTAACCACACGAATATCTGAGGGGGTTTATCACATTACCGGTTGTCTCGGCCTAAATGCTGATCGCGCGTGGGGCGGCGACGATGGCGGAATTACTAACCCGAAATGCCGGAACGGTTACGAGCGAATCTGGAATGACTATGAAGTACAGGAGGACGGATCACTCATAATACGCACGTATCATCGTGTTCACAGTGATGCGATGCCGTTTGCGCAGAATCGGCTTAATCTGAATCATCGACAGTATGACGAAAAGAGGGATTCTGAAGAGTGGCCGGACCGAGCATTGATAGACATTCCGCTGGGTACTTATTTGACCGTTCGTGTACAAATGCCTGCGAGTGACGAAACCCGTTATTCACCATCTCCTAAATTTCAAGAGGTAAAACACAGCAACATTTATTGCGGCACTACATCGCCAGCTGGCCAGAAAATTAGTGGCTAGCGTGATATGATGCGCCTCGCATTGTAACTCCTGTCTTGCGTACAATGCAGCCCTGCCGATGGCGTTCGGCAGGGCATCCCTTCTTACAGCGCTGATAGATAGCGTTCCGTCAATTCATCCCGTACAGCCTGCAGTACGTCACTATCATCTTTTAATTTTGAGAGAATAGAGCGCCCTACAGGAATCATACTTTGTAGCTCGTTATCCTGCAGGTCATAGCTCTCAAGTTTTGCCGCTTCTCTGATAATCGCCACGACGCGCTCCAGCTCATTCAGTGAGTCGTTAACAGTCTGACTGGCCACCGTCTCCTGATGTTTTTTGTGCTGCTCCAGAAGTTCCTCGATCTGATTTAAAAGCGCTTTCGGTGCGTCTTTCAACGTAATGGCCACGGTGCCGTTTTTGTATGTTGCTCGAATTCCGGTACCGAATGATCGCTGAGTTTTTTCAGGGCGCGGGGCGCGGCAGCACGTCATCAGCAGGTCTAAAATCTCTTCCGTTTCCAGCTCACCCTTTCGTTTTTTAACGCTATCAACAACCATTTCCAGTGTATCTGCGTTATCCCTAAACTGTTTTGCCAGTTGTTCACCGGCGCGGGCGCTTAGTTCGTTCGGACTGCTGAACAGAGCGACAACTTCGCGTGGCAGTTCTGCTGTAGCCATACATCGTGTGATGATTTTGCGCGAGATATTTTCCGCGTCAGCGAGTTTGCTGACATTGCCATCAAACTCATTTTTCAGGCGGCGTGCGTAGCGTTTGCCGCGTTCGTATGCTGATGTCGGGCGGTATTCGTTCCCGATCTGCGAGAGCCAGGCGATTTGTTCGGGATCGAGGTCGCCGACTAGCACCCGATAATCGCTGTTCGTCAGTATCGCGGCCATGCGACGGCGACTACCGTCTGCGACTTCAATTATCCCGCTCACCTCTCGCCCGAACGCGGGGTTTTGCTGCCCGGTGGATTTGAATGACGGTAACAGATCGCTGAGTGCCTCTGCTGTTAGCAGCTCCTGATCGCGCTCGTTACCAGTCCATACCATCGTTGCGCGTTTTACCATTTCGGCGGGGATAGTTTTCAGTGTGAACGTCACATCTCGGCCACAAACGGGTAAAGTAATAGTATTCCCCGTCATCCCTCTTACGCGTTCGCTGAGTTTTGCAACCGCTGGCGCCGCAGGTTGGCGAGAATCTTGCGGCGCAGTGCCTGTCGCCGCAGCGTCTAAATTAATTTTGGGGGCATTTTTCATGACTGGTGCGCGTTTCATAGTTTTCCTCCTGTCGCCAGCTGCGCCGCTTCATCGTCGTCAGTAATTGATTTTACGCCCGGAACTATCGGGCAAAATTCCACGCTGCCGCTGGACAGCCGATGCATACGGTCCCATTGGCCCAGTGAATCTTTGTAGATAATCAGGCCAGGCAGCGGGCCGTTTTCCTGCTCTAACTTGTTCAGTACGTACTCAGCGCCGTTAGTCACGCTCATTGCGTCAGGGTAGGCGTCTGAGCAATCCCATATCCGCAGGATTCGTTGGCCGTTAATCACACTGATGTTGGCTGTAAATTTTGGTGAATTATTCATTTCTTTTCTTCCCAGCGCGGCTTGATCAGTCGCTCATAGATTTCTTTGCACACAGGTTCCCAAATTGCGACTGCGTTTCGCCATGCTGTCGGGGTGCTGCGCTGACTGGCCTCCTGTTCAAAAACAGTGCGCATGCGCACCTGCCCTTTGCCAACCTCGTCAGTCACACGCACTACCTCTTTTAACACCATCCCGCCCCACGCATTACGGATCTGCTCATCCATCCACGCGCTCTGGTTGCCGTATGCGCTGCTGTATTTTGTGACGAGTACACGCACGTCTGGTTCAAATCCGTTCATGTCGATGTAACTGATCAGGTCGCGTAGCATGGTGAAAAATTGCAGCGCTGAGACATAGTCGTACAGTTCAGCTGGTGTCGGCACAACGATCACATCAGCAGCGCATACTACGTTTATCGTTCCATCACCGAGGTTTGGTGCGCTGTCTACAACAATCAGATCGTAGCTGTCCCATACGGATTCAATCGCGGCGCGGAGGAGCATGTGCGATGGCACTGGGAGTTTCCCTGCGGCTTCCAGAGCGCCGATTTCCGATTCAATGCGGTGAACTGCAAGGCATGACGGAATAATGTCAAGGTTTGGCCAGCATGTTGGTTTAATGGCGTATTGCGCATCGTCGCGTTGGCCGAGATAGAACGGCAGCAGCGTATCGTCTTCGTGAATGTGCAAATCTGGTACATAGCCGTGATAGAGAGAGGCGGTCGCTTGTGGGTCGGTTGCGTCAATCAGAAGGACGCGCAGCCCCTGTAACGCTGCCCATTGCGCCATATGCACCGAACTCGATGTTTTGTATGCGCCGCCTTTGTGTGCTGCGATGGCTAATACCACAGGGTCTTGTCCATCAGGCCGCTTTGGACGTGTGCCGAAATGGTCGCGCATGGCGTTGATTTGCTCAATTGTATAGCCCGCCCGCTGCTCAACACGTCCCTTCATAACCATATCAGCAGGCGGCAGTTTGCCGTTTTCTTCACTGTTTCGGATGGTTTGCGGCGTCACGCCTACCAGCTCAGCGGCTTCGGTAATTCCCCAGCGCCGTGTGATTTTGCGCGCTTCCGGGCTGTCGTCACCGAATTGCGCCTGGGCGATAGCACGCGTCATTGCATGACCACGAGCGATGTACTCATCTAACCGTTGTTTTAAATTCATTGTCGTTTTCCCCTATCATTTTGCGTAAAAACAGTAAAACATGTAAAAAAACGCAAAGCAACAAACAAAACGCAAAATTATAGATTTAACGCACATTAAATTTTGTTGACGAGCTGAATCAGTGTCGCTATCGTTATGTCGTCGCAGCAAAATCTGCGACCGGGCCTCGCAATCCTGAATAACCGAACGACGCACAACACGCGCCAGCGTGTTTTTTTGTGTGTAATGCCTGCGCATATCCAGATTATGGTGGCTCAGGTGGGGCAGCTTTCGGGCTGGCCGGTTTCGTTTGGTACCGGTATTGCGAACCCCACCTGGGCTACCACCCATAGAGATTCGCAACTCTGGTGGTAGTGACCGTAACCAACGGAGATCTATCATGTATCAATTCAAATTTGCGGCCATCTGCCGCACAGACCGCAAAAATCATATTTATCGGTTATCCGCTATTGCTGACTGCGAACACGATGCACGTCGCCTGTTAGCAGCCCGTTACGTGCTGTTTTTTCAGGCCCGTATCCCCGTTACTGTATACGCGGCTTGATCCACGCATGCATAGCAGGCAGCTATGTGTTGCTGCTAAATTACGCGGTAAAACCCGCGACCTATCTATCATAGGGGGTTTGATGTTTCGCTATAGTCCAGAAGAAAAACAGAAACAGAAAATTCATAGCCTTTTGTCGAATGGGTATAAATTCGCATTGGTTGCAGGTGAGGTAATTTCTGGCGCGTATCGATACAAATATGAAGCTGACCGGCTCAAGCAGCGTGGAATGCGTGTAGTGCCTTTGACAGAGCTGCTGGAGCCAAAATAAAACGTGTGGCTGGCCACCACTTATCTACTATCAACCGCCCTATGGGGCGGTTTCTTTTCTAAAATTAACGTAATATTTCTCTGAGAGTGTCCATCTAGGAGGATGGAGTATATGAACGATATTGATTACTGTTATCGTGTTCATGTGGTTATTTGTTCCATTTCTAATAAGAAAAAAAAAGAAAAACAATTAAGTTGTTGTTTTTTATATTAAAGATTATCGTGCATTTAACCGGAAGATAATAAGTATCAGAGGGGGTTATTGGTTTTTTTTACATTAAGTTATAAAACCATCCTCACCCTTGATTTATCGTAACAAAGAACAAAACCGAAATATAAATAAAATACCACGCCAATTAAATCATATATTAATTCAATAAAGTGTTACGAAATTATGATATCGATTTATCGTAACATATTTATCTGAAATATCGTAACACAATCAAATAATATCCAATACTCATTATTATCGTAACAATA